TGAGAACCCATCAGAGGGTTATTGCAAGCTCAAGAAGAACATTGTGATACAACAAGCTAAGATTGCCAGCAAAGCCGTATTGGGGAGATTCTGATGGCCACATTGAAAGAACTAGCAAACAACGATCACAGCTGGGCATCAGAACGTGCCCAGATGGCATTAGATATACAAGCACAGCGCAACTCAGGTGCACTATCTCCTGATGAAGCCAAAGAGCTCATGGAAGATCTGATCGCCACTGACAAATTGAATGACGTTGCTGATGACATGGCAGTCAAAGCTGCACTGATCACAGCCATCAGTATCGCCAGCAAGTTTGCCTGATCACTTGATCTTCTTGGCGATGTTTTCGTAAGCTCTTACGGTGGGCGGGTGTATGCGATCTGCGCCCACGTGGTTTGTGATATCCATGATGTGATCATTATAAAAGTTAGCCACATCCTCGACCAATGATCGCATTTCAGGTTTCTTATCTCCTGGCAATATCCAGATCACTCGTTCGGTACGCACAGCTTTACGTATGAGATGCAAGTTCTCCCTGGCATTACGCACATTAAGATCGTTAGTGGTGAGACTGATCACCACGTAACGATAATCTATATCAGTGATCAACGGCCGCTTGTGATACTTTCGGTGAAAATCACCACTATTGACACCGATCTCTGTGATACCGATGCAACCTTGTTTCACCTGGTGGATACCAGATGCGATGCTATCGCCCAAGATAAGACATTCCAACATTCATTTCTCTCCTTTATGCTTGGGCTGGCGTTTATAGCTGCCCTTACCTTTGCGGGATCTGACGATGCGCTGTTTGAACAGCTTATCAGCCAGAGCTTTGGCATATATGCTACGCATGGTCATCTCCTTGTTATATCATGATATTAACATTTTTCCAGGTCTTGTCAACCGTTTATTTCTTGGAGGTCTGGGAGTGAATTGAATTTATTTTTTGGTTTTGAACAAACATAAAAATTCATCTATCACTTTGGAAGAACTTTATAAAAGAATACTAAAGTTCCAAGAAGAATATGGAGAGGATAATTGGAATTCAACCAATCTAAACGATTTTGCAGATCGTTGCCTAAAGCACTCGGCCATATCCTCGTAAATTAATGAAGGTTACAACCCAGTCACATTACCACCAACGGCAATTTTTACAGGTCCACCTACAATCTCTCTATTCTGTTTTGCAGTGGCACATGGTCCCTAACCACGCCCGGTAGACGCTGGCCAGCATAGGGCATAGGGGTCAGTGCAGCCGACGCAGCCTTTTCACTGCAAACTCTTAAGATGCGTAGGCGCTCGAATCCTTCCTGCACAGTGTTTTGGAGGCACTGTACCGGGAGCCACCTCACAGGCAGGGCACCATTACCCCATTAAGGCTCGATAACGCATCAAACTCTTTTGCGCTGCGGAATCGAACCGCTCTTGGCATTTTGAAACCTACTCCACCTCTCGGCGTCTCGGATTTCCTGTGCTACCATTACACTAGACGCAAACTTGGTGGGGCGTCCTGGAATCGAACCAGGCGTGCTTTAAGCGGGGGATTTACAGTCCCCGGTATCACCTTGATACTTCCGCCCCAATATTGGCGACCACGGCAGGACTTGAACCTGCGACCCCAGGTTTAGGAAACCTGTGCTCTATCCGGCTGAGCTACGTGGCCTAACATCATATTACGAATATAACATAGGTCATCATATTGTCAACCACAAAATTGGCGACCTTGACCGGTTTCGATCCGGCTACCTCCAGCGTGACAGGCTGGCACTCTCCCGATTGAGCTACAAGGCCGTATTATCTTTGAGGAATTATCTTGGTATTGGGGTAATGCATCACCACGCATTCACTTCCAGCGAAACTACCCCAACCTTCAGCGGTGACCTGATCTTCCATGAGTATGCGTGTTCGGCTGGTGCTGTGTACGCTGATCATATTATACAGGTTGCGACAGAACAACAGGTAATCATGTCTCAGATAATTTGGGTCTGTATGATACACATCTGTCAGTGCTGCCAGCAACATGGCATGTCCAGGTTCAGCAGCTATAAATCCGTTAAATGTGCTGCCATGTTGGTTTACCACTACTACCAGATCTGCATCTCTAATGATCTGATCTGCATGCTGTTCCAGCATGGCATCGCTATCCAGGTACATGCCCCCTGTGAGATATAGGAAATAATACCTGAACAGGTCTGATTGGTGAGCACCTGTGGGTAATCTGTGATAGACTGACATGATGTCAGGAAATAACTGATGGGCATTCAGCTGTAGCCATTGTTCCCGTTGTTCATGGTTGAAATGTTGATAATGCCAACCTGCAGGCAACTTGTCCTGGATCATATGGGTCACATATTCAGGTAATGGATCACGGCTGGTTTGTATCAATATCTTAGGTATGGACATGTTATGGCTACTTATATTCTGGCACCCCGTGTAGGAGTCGAACCTACGCCCTCAGTTTTGGAGACTGATGTGCTACCGTAACACTTACGAGATAAATTTGGCTCCCCGACCTGGGCTCGAACCAGGGACACTCTGATTAACAGTCAGATGCTCTACCAGCTGAGCTATCGGGAATCATTCTTATATATCACAGCTGAGATTTGGCTGTGAAAAATCTGATGTGGCCAGCCCCCTCTACCGCTGCCACACTGGCTTTTGATCGCCCTTACCCAGACCTTGTAACAGGTCCAACACAGCAGGAATGTTTCTGAGTGGCCTGCTCCACTGAGGGTTACCTCCACCCACAACTTGGTCCGCCCTGGGCGGTTGTATGTCACTTCACAGATACACACAGATGTATCTGTGGAGAGACAATCTCTCCTGCAATGCTGGAAACCACCTATTCAGCCATGAGGCTCAAGTACCAGTCACTGGTTGCTCTTATGCACAGGGAGCAACTGCCTGTTAGTCCATGAAAAAACCCCGGGTTCGACACCGGGGTTCTTGTATCACGATGATGTGCGTTCACATCATGCCACAAGGACCCCTGAGGTATGACGGGCATACCAATTGCAAATATTCTGGTTCGGTTCTTGAGACATAAACATTTCTTCGTTCCGTTTGTTTAACTTACTATATATTTATACACTACTGACAACATCTGTCAATTGTTTTTTTCAATTATTTTCAGGTTTTTTATAAAAGTTTCTGTACAAGCTGCCCAGTCATATTGCTCACTGCTGTGCCTTACCTGGATTCTATCACAGACAATAGCACGTTTAACCGCAGTTGTCAAATCGTCATCCATATACCCGTTGACATCATTTATAACAACATCTCTGGGGCCTGTAACAGGATAAGCAGCTACTGGTGTACCTGATGCGATGCTTTCCAAAATGACAACACCAAATGTATCGGTCTTGCTGGGAAACACGAATACATCAGCAGCAGCATAATATTCAGCCAATGCAGTGCCTGTCTTGGCACCTGTGAATATGACATCTGGATATTTTCTTTTCAGTTCTGCAAGTATGGGGCCATCACCTACTAGAACTTTGGTGCCTTTTACCTGCAGGTTGCAAAAGTCCTCCAGTCCCTTTTCTTTACTCACACGGCTCACACAGAGTATAATAGGTCCCTGATAGCTGGTTCTCTTGCGTCTCTGGGGATTAAACAGGTCGCGATTGACACCACGATTCCATATGGCCAAGTTCTGGAAACCACGCTGTGTGAGATCTGCCTGCATGTCCTGATTAGTCACCAACACTTTTGTGCTGAACTTGTGAAACACACGCATCCACCAATAGCTCCATGATTCTGGAATCTTATAATGATGGCTCATGTATTCAGGAAACTTTGTATGGTAGCTGGTGTTATGTGGTATACTTCGTTTGTCCACCTTGCAATACCATCTGGCAGCTAGCCCCAGTGGTCCTTCAGTGGCAATATGTATGGCATCAGGATCAAACTGTGCTATCAGTTTACCCACACGCCAGATGTCCCAACTTAATCTGACTTCCTGATAGCCTGGCAATCCCACAGTGCAAAACTGTCCAGGTTCTATGATCTGGACATCATGTCCTAATTGTTGCAGGTGTTCCACTGTATTAACTAATGTTGTTACAACACCATTAATGCTGGGTGTCCATGTGTCTGTTACTAGTGTTATCTTCATTTGCTGTCCATGTAATTATTTCCCAGAGACCATCGGTGTGCTCAACTAAGGCTGTGCAACTCTCAACCCAATCGCCGGAATTCATATATTCAATGTGATTAATTGTACTGATGTTGGCACTGTGTATGTGACCGCATATGATGCCATCTGCATGTTTGATCCTGGCATAATTTACCAAGCTGGCCTCATAATCGCCTACGAAATTAACTGCTTGTTTGACCTGGCTCTTGGCCCATTTGCTCAGGCTCCAATAAGGCAATTTGAGTTTGGCCATGATCCAGTGTAACACAGTGTTGAGGTTTAGCAACAGCGTATAGCCCTGGTCACCTATGTGTGCCAGCCATTTCATGTTGAGTGTGACAAAGTCAAATTTGTCACCATGTATGACAATATATTGTTTTTTATTGACACCTGTATAGGTCATTTCGTTGTGTAGTTCTATGCTGCCGAAATTATATTCCAGGAATTCACGCATGAACTCGTCATGATTGCCAGGAATATAATATACCTTTGTGCCTTTACGGGCCATCCTGAGCACCTTCTGTACCACGGTGCTGTGATGTTCGTTCCAGTACCAGTTCTTTTTAAGTCGCCAACCATCGAATATGTCGCCCACCAGGAATAGATTATGGCATTCCACCTCACGGAGGAATGCCACTAATAGTTCAGCTTTGCTGCCTTTGGTACCCAAATGAACATCGCTGATAAAGACTGAATGATATTGTGCCATGCAAACTTACTTAATGGCCGTCCAGATCTCTTTTACTGCTGACTTTTGCTTGCTATCCAGTGGCACATAATCCAGTGCATCTGCCATGGCATCCCCCTTGGCATAAGCCCATTCAAAGAACTTCAAGGCTTCTCGGCTGGCATTAGCATCTGCTGGTTGCTTGTACATGATGATGTATGTGGGTGCAGTGATGGGCCAGCTGTTGTCTTGGAATGTTGCTTTTCCTGGTTGCTTGCCACCAATGGTGGTATGTGCCAGACTGTTCTGTTTGGCATAAGCATATTCCACATAGCCGATGCTGTTCTTGGTCATCTTGACATTGCCTGCTACCCCGTCATTGCCTTTGGCACCAACGCCCACTGGCCATTCCACTGCTGTGCCTGATCCAATCTTGTCTGCCCAATCCTTGCTGACTTCACTGAGATATTTGGTAAACACATATGTGGTGCCTGATCCGTCACTACGACGGACCACAGTAATGGCAGTATCTGGTAGTTTCACTTTAGGATTCTGTGCGGCAATTTTAGCATCTGACCATTTGGTAATCTTGCCCAAGTAGATATCTGCCACAGTAGCACCATCTAATTCCAATTCACCTGCTGCAACGCCATCAATATTAACAACAATGACATTGCCGCCAATCACTGTGGGAAATTGCACTAGACCGTGCTTGTCCAATTCCTTCTGATCCAGTGGCATATCTGATGCACCAAATGTTACAGTTTTGGCTATAATTTGTTTGATACCAGCACCTGAACCTATGCTCTGATAATTAAGGCTATTGCCAGTTTCTGTCTTGTAGGCATCTGCCCACTTAGCATAGATGGGGAAAGGGAATGTTGCCCCTGCTCCTGAAATATCTGCTGCATTTACAGCAGTCGCAGTTAGTAGTCCGGCTAGTGCTATTGCAATCCGTTTAAGCATTGTTGACTCCTTTGTTTGCTTAATTCATGGTAAAGTGTTCACGATATCTAGGAGTTATGTCTGTGACAGGCAACAAAACCAGAACATCTGTGGTATTGAATTCACGATCTATAACAGCACCAGTGCCGAATCTGGCACCACAGCGCATGTAACCTTTTATCAAGGTGGGCAACTGGTGCAACACCTTCTTGGCATCATTATATGTAATTTTATCTGATGTGTCAAAATCTGAATGATGTGCAGATGTTTGCCATTCAGGTGCAGCACTGGCAACATCTTGTAGCAAGCTCAGTTGCTGAGATAGTTTTTTTATGTCTGTGCCTTCAAAGCTGGCACAGCCGAACATGGCATCTATCTTATGTTCTGTCACATACCACCAGATGCCACGCCACAATAGTTCTATTGTGCGTTTGTCGCGGTATGCTTTATCAACGCAGCTACGCCCTAGCTCTAAGAAACGCTTGCCTGGGTGTCGCTGGATGAGGCTGTCTACATCAAATTCTGCTTGGCTGTAGAAGCCCACATGCTTATCTGCTATATCTTGTCTGAGTAGGCGGTATGTGCCCACTACTTTTTCTTTGTATGACTGTTTTACGCCTGGCACCTTCTTTCTGGGATATTTGGTATCCACTACCAGCAAATGATCACAATATGCGTCATAGGGATCTATATCTCTTTGCTTCAGCATACATTCCAAACTGGCAATGGCACCCTGTTCTTTGTGGAATATCTGATAGCGAAGTTTTTGTGCCTGTTTGACTTCTTTGCGTGTTTGTGCCAATCTGATTTCTAAATCGCCTATCTGGCCTAGTGCCACAGTATAACTTTTTGGTATGGCAAATGGTATATGTGCAAATACACTGTTCTCTAGGTCGCGGTTAAGTGTATTGATCATGAATTTGAAATCTGGAAATGGTTGCATTGATTATATCTCTTCGTTTACTTAAGGTATTATAAATTACGAATGTTACAATCATATTACAAAAGACATTTCTTCTGTGACATCTGATATGCAGAAACTACCTGCCTGCTGTCATCATCAGTTGCAGGCTACAAACACGTTTGGTCATTGTGCCTGACTTCTCATACACAACCAGCCTGGGCCTATTGGGATTGTTCTTGCGTTCTTCCACCAGGATGTTCAGTTCCTCAGGAAGGATTATGCCCAGTTGCAACAGGCATTCATGTGGGTTCTGTTTGAGCAGATCCATCAGCTCTGAGTTACACCAGCATCTGGCCAGCACTTGTCCCAGATAGTCCAGGATCCGGGCTTTGACTTCTGCAGGATTTATCACAGTATATTCTCTAGCTTCCACGAACTCTGGCTGTGGAAAGTATTCGTAATCGTGATACTCATGGAAGTATCGCTGCACTTGTGCAGGCAGATAAGGTACTGGTAACAAGGTCCGTCCTCCTTGTCTCTGTTACATCACGACTATACTACACGTCTGTGTGGTGTCAAGCCATATCTGCTCTTTATCTAACCCTTGTCCACACGTATAAATATAATCTGAGGAGCAGGTAATTGAGAGCCCACGAATTCATCACACAATTAGCATCAGCCATAGTTCAACAGATGGGTCAACAACCAAGCCCCGCTGCTCAACCAGCCCAGCCACCTGTGGTGGTCAATATCACTAATGCTGCTGCCAATGCGCCTGAACCACAGGCAGATGATGGTACCGATCCCAGTGAGAATTATGACAGCGAAGGCAACGTGATCTGGACTCCTCCACTACAACAGATGTTGGACACGGTAAAATCCGGAGCCAACAAGAACCAACCTGCCACTGGTGCCATAACCACAGTCTCTCAGATGCCCATGGGGTGACCCATGCCATTCATCCAGAAACTCTTTAGCAGTTACAAAGACTTCAAACCTGGTCAGGGCAGATCCCATCTGGGTGAATTATACCACATCTGGTATGACAGTGATTCCAACAGCCTGCGGATAAGCGATGGCATCACACCTGGTGGCAAACCCATCACCAGCAGTGGTGGTGTGGTCGTGGGCAATACACAGCCTGTGACTAGCCAGTCTGGCAGCATGTGGTATGACACCAACGGCGGCAGGATGTATGTGTTCTATGCCAACACCTGGGTGGACAGCAGCCCAGCACTGGTTGGCCCCACTGGGCCTGCTGGAGGTGATTACAGTGCAACCAGGCTGGTTACATCTGGTAGTTACACCTGCAATAGCTCAGACTATTACATAGGTGTGAACTATCCAGGCAGTGTGGATATAGTATTGGTTGCCATGAGCAATGGCAAGAAGTTAGTGATAAAAGATCAAAGCCAATTGGCCAGTATCAATAACATACACATCAGAGGCACCATAGATAGTGACATAGATGGAGCCATAATCAGCATCGATGGCGGTGTGGTACACCTGATATACAATGACGGATGGCGTTTGGCGAGTATGATCTTTTAATATAGATAAATAATTCTATCAGGTAAAGGATCAGATATGAGAGCCAGAGAATTCATTGTTAAAATACCCATCACCTTAAACCTGGACGATCTGCAACCTGATGAGATGCCTGGCCCTGACCAAGTGGGTGCGCAACCTGAGATGGCCACAGCAGAACCTATGATGGCGACAGATCCTGTGAGCCAACCAGAACTTGCCACGGGTGTCAAGCCTGTGGATGCAGGTCCTGTGGATGCAGAGACAGACATGATGGTGGGACCATTGCAGCAACAGCTGGAATTGCTTAAACGTGCAGCTGGCGTGGCCAGTGTGTTCGATGAAACAGATGCCCCAAAACAACAAAGACCAACATCAGATAGGGCTAGACTACAGGTAGCCATGCAAGCTGGCCAATCACCAGCGGGGTAATACAATATGCCATGGATTATGGATTTCTTCACCAGCCGTAGAAACGACATGGATGGTCGTGTCAAAGTTGGTGAAACAGATAGGATCTGGTACGATCCCAACACAAATACCCTGAGGATCGGCACCGGCGTACCTGGTGGTAAGATCATCGGCCAGGCTGGCACCATAATGGGTAATGTTCAACCTGTCACAGATGAACCTGGCCAACTGTGGTATGACACCGACGGTGGCCGCACCTATGTGTTTTATGACAACACCTGGGTGGACAGCAGTCCTGCTCTCAATAATTTCGACCAGAGCCTCAATACCTTTAATGATGTGACCTTTGCCAATGTGCATGTCACTGGCGCGGTATACAGCGACAATTATCTGTTCGCCAACGGTGGCGCAGCCGTGATAAATTTTAACGGATCGATAGATCTGGGTAACCTGTACATAAATGATCAGACCATTGGTGGATTAATTAATAACCGTGACATCACATTGGCGCCAATGGGCACAGGGTTAGTCAGCTTGCCAGGCCTCATGATACCAGTGGGCAGCATCCTCCAGGGTACCAGTAACGTGGCCGTTACTGTTGCCAATCTCACATTGGCCAGCGTGGATCGCTTCAGCGTCAGTTCATCAGATAATCTGAATATAGGTGAATATGGCCTGCTCAACGGCATATCAGGTGCTGATTTGGGTTGGACGGCCTATCGTTTTACCACCACACCTGCACCAGTATTGCAGATAGGCGATCACCTCACTGGTGCTGGGATGCCTGCAGACAGCACTGTGCTGTTCGTGGGCAATGTTTCAGGCACTGACAGTGCCAATGCCAATGTGGTTGTTACCAGCCATACATTGCAGGGATTGTTTGTTATACCTGAACCTGATATAATAGTGTACACTAGTAGAAATGTGGTAAATTCTGGACTCACGCTCAGCACATTAGCAGATACAGACATAGATCTGGTGCCAGGTGCCAATGCACACATAATCGCAGGCAGCAGTATTTTACCATATGTTAATGATGTATATGATCTGGGTTCACCGCTCCGTCGTTGGCATCATCTGTGGGTGGGTCCTGGCACTATCTATGTGCAGGACGAGACCTTGGGTACAGATCAGACCATAGGTGCTCGTGATGGCAACCTGTATATCGGTGGCGGCACTGGACTGACAGTGGGCAAGTTCACACTTTATAGTAACATCATAGCTCTTAACAATCCCACTGAAGATTTCTATATCGGCACACGATATGCCACTGGCAACCTGAACATCAATCGTCCATTGCAGGTATTGAATAGCCAGGAAAAGCCTGCATTTGCTGTGGACCGCACTGGTAGGACACAGATCTATACTGGCAATCTATATGCTGGTGATATAGGTGGTTTTAGCATAATCGGATCACAGGATGGCAGTTATCAGCCCGTGACCAATTCCGGTGGCATGTTGCACATCACTGGCAACGATTTCTGGGGCAATGCCAGCACACGCCTTAATCTGGACAACTTTGGCAGCGGCACCACATTCAATGCCATCACTGCCAGATCGGCTCGTGGCACAGCCAAGACGCCTACCCAGAGCAAAGCCAACGATATCATGCTGAGAATAGGTGCAGTGAGTTGGAAAAATACTGGCGGATTCACTGGTAGTGCAGTGGCAGGGCACACCCTAGATTTTGTTACACTAGAAGATTCCACAGATGCCAACCATGCAACTGCCATGCAATTCTATAACGCAGCTCATGCTGGCGGATATACCAGATACTTCAGCGCACAGATAGACAGCACTGGATTGAGTTTTATACGACCAGACGCTGTCACATTTAACCCGCAGATCGGTATCACATTTGCTGACAATACCAGACAGACCACGGCGTTTAATCAGACATCAGCTGTGTTCAGTGTCCAGGGCGGCATCGGAATCCAGAACCAAACCAGGCAGACCGGCAATGTGGCACTGGACACCACTGATGTCCACAGCCTAATTAGTTTGAGCAGTAGTTTGACTGTGTCAGAAGCCACACCCTACAGCAACAATTTGAGACTGCAACTGGCACAGGAAATCGGTCCTGGTGACAGTCCCACATTTGACAATGCCTATATCGCAGGTAATTTGTACGTGGCTGGTAACATCATAAGCCAAGGTGCGGCTGCACTGGACAGCATCATTCTTTATCTGGGCAACACTGCCACGCAACCAGCAGACATCAGCGGCGGCGGCATCATATTGGGACCCAACCTGGGTACAGATTCCACCAAACTACTATACGGTCTTTATGGGCCTCATGGACCTTATTGGTATACTGATGATGCCACTGGATTCCAGACAGAACACCTGATAGCCACGGATGCTTATCTGTCAGGCAACTTGTTTGCCAATGGTCGAGCACATTTCGGTGGTGCTTTCACAGGCTTCAATTTTGCCAATGCCAGCATCCAGTCAATTGGATTAGTCAATGATTATGAACAGATAGTTAACCAGAACCTGAGTGATGGCACCAATGCATCTACGGATATAGTAGCCACTAACGATCAGGGCAACGACGAGAATTATTTTGTCGACATGGGAATCAACAGCAGCAATTATGATGGCACTGCTGTGGGCTGGACTCTGAGCGGTGCCAACGATGCTTATCTGTATAATGCTGGCGGCAACCTCACCATAGGTACCAGCACTACTGACAACCACATAAGTTTCTTCACTGGCGGTACCGAAGCTAACAATGTACGTGCTGTAATCACTGATGCAGGGGTATCGGTGGCAGGCAATGTCAGTGCCACATATTACCTGGGCAGTGCCAGGTACCTGACAGACTTGCCTATATTACATACGGGTCCCACAGGTCCGCAAGGTGTCACCGGTGCAGCTAGCACAGTCACTGGTCCCACCGGTGCTCAAGGAAACCAAGGTGTCACAGGACCGACTGGTGCGGCTGGTTCAAATGGCGGCAATGGCACAACCGGTCCCACTGGTGTTGCTGGGGCAAGTGGTCCCACAGGAGCAGCGTCCACAATCACTGGTCCAACCGGTGCTCAAGGGCCCACTGGCACAGGCACCAGCTACAGCAATGCCAACATATTGTCTTACACCACCCAATTTGGCAGCTTCTGGGATAATACTACAGTACAAGCTAACCTGACTGTGGGTGCAAATGTCAGCTTGGCTAACACTAATGCTAATCTGGGAGTATATGTCACCAACACCAGCCAGATACGTTTCACTAATCCAGGAACTTACAGGATCGATTACAGCTTGCAGTTCCAGAACACACAGAACAAACAAAACAATGCTGTGGTTTGGATACGCAAGAACGGCATCAATATTCCGTACTCAGCCAGTTATTTCACATTACCAGCACAGGGTTCTGTGGCTGGATATGTGTGTGGCGTAGGACCATTCATCGATGTGGCAGTGACTAATGGCGATTATTACCAGATAAGCTGGTCGGCTGACGATACTCATGTATATCTACAAGGCCTTGCCGCCGTTGGCCCAGCACCCAGCTCACCCGCCGCTATCGTGATAGTACACAAGGTCTAAACCTCAATAACCAACCCTGGGTTAAACTGGTTTTGTTCTCTAGGATAACCCAGGGGATTGCACACCACACGGGTCTGGTTAACAGTATAATCGAAAGCACTGTGGACATGGCCATGCACCCACAGTTTGATCTGATCGTAATCCCACATCATATGATCTAGATCTGAACAGAAAGCATAGTTCATGTCAGCCTGATTCTTATACATCTCATGGATGCTTTGCAAGCTGGGTGCATGATGCCCAATAATCACAGTGGGTGTCTTGTCAATTTCCACCCAGTGTCGGAGATATTCCACATCTGAACGATGCTTTTCCAGAGTGTCTTGTGGACGCAACTTGCCCCACTGACCAGCTGTAAAATGTTTGATCCAACGATAGTCGCTCATGAAACTCTTGGCAGTCCACATGACATTGGGATCGGCATTCTTGAAGTCAGTCCACAAGGGCACACCCAGGAACTTGACTCCTTCATATAACAGGCAATCCTGATCCATATAACGAATGTTGTGATATGCTTCCATCTCTGTACGCAGGATTTGGCTTGTGCGCTCCCAACGACCATCATAATGCTCATGGTTGCCTGACACATACAGCACCATGCGCCAGTTATCTGAACAGTGTTGGAAGAATTGCCTGAACCTGGCAGCATCATATCCGCGCCAGTTGCTGCTCATTCCTGGCTCAGGTACACGATCCCGTGGATTGTTGTAAAACCATTCAGCCTGACAGATGTCGCCAGCAAGGATCAGTACATCAGCACCTGCGTTGTTGAACTCAGGGATGTCGTTGCGGTGTTCCAGATGGAAGTCGCTGGCTATCTGTATGCGCATCAGTTTATGATCTCTCCGTCCTGTCTGCCTTCCAGACATTTAGCCTGTTGTACCTTGTTGCGTGTGTTTTTTCCGTTGGCATTGACCTGCTCTGCCACGAACTCACATATCTCACGGCTGGTAAAATACTGGCGATGGATGTTCCAGTTGCCCATGTTGTTGATGTATGTGATCACTATCATTGTGTAAATCATTTGGGACCTTTCAATGTGAGTTTGGTTTGGTGATTGACAGGGCAACGGCTGCCGTCAGGATACTTGCCTTGAAAATAATTCTTCTGCCATTGCCCTTGCTGGTCCATCAAATTGGCATGGAAATCCCTGCGGCTATGGTTAAACTGATCGTGTTGATCTGCCAACACCGGATTTTCTGCGATCTCTTTGACCTGCAAGTTATAACTTTCCACGCTGCCACGTGACACAGGGAAGAAATGGCAGATGGCATCATTGGGTGTGAACACCACCACTTCACCTGGATGGGTCATCTGCCAGTTCATGGTGAATGTATAAGGTGCCCAGTCTGATTCCATGTAACCGTTGAGTGCTTGTATGCCTGGTATCACATGATTGGTTTGCCCACCGATGAACAGGTTCACATCTGCAGGGGTCTGGATCAGATGCATGATATGGAAGGTCACGATACCAAAACCAAATATGCTGGCAGCGATACCATCACAATCATTTATCTTTATGGCATCCAGTGCATCAGTGCCATCCCATACCAATGCTATGGTGGTATTGGGATACACGCTCCAACCCAATTGGTTGGCCATGGCCATGGGCAGGCAACGATAGGCATATTCGCTGGTAGTCCGATCCATCCAGGCACGTTCGCGTGGAGCAGGTAGGATCCTCACACGGTTATCATCTGGAAATATGCGATATGCTGTTATCTGTCCAGTCATCTGAACAATCCCCAATCTGTCTCGGCCATTTCATATCCCCTGAGCCAAGCAGCAGCCAATTCCATATCAGGTTCCTGATATGGGCATTCTTTGGGCTGTTGGTGATAACCTGCCAGATAACCTTTTGCATAGGCCAGCCGGCAGGCAGGGGTTATGTGTTCAGGTGTTATTATCCTTCATCCTGTACAGGTTCGTCTTCATCTTCTTCGTCATCCAGATCCAGGTCGCTTTCCTCGCGCCATTCGCAGATGGTGTCCAAGTCCCAGAATTGTCTGATGTCATCGGGAATGTCCGCCAGGTCTTCTGCACCATCGAAATTGAAACTCTCGTCGCCTTCTGCATTGGTGTACTTACCCACGAAGCCCTGGCCTTCTTCCAGATACAAGGCAGTGATGTCGAATCCCAGCTCTGTCAGCTTCTCGAAGAATGCCACGGGCGGTTGCCAGGCAGTATCGAAGCTGAGCTGCACCATGTTGGGATCAGCACAATCCAGATCCTCGTCATTTTCGTTGCCAGCATCCCACTTGGTACCCCAGTTGTTGATACACCAATCATGCCAGCCAGTATAACCATATTTTTCCTTGTTGACAACTTCCTGCGCAGCCACACGGTCATTATAGTTTTCACCAATTTCCATGGGAGCAGATAATTCTGCTGGGCATGGAAAGAATTCTGAGAACAGGCTACCCTCTGAATAACCTTTGACTACCTTTGCGATCTGTTCTGGATCTTCATGGCGGACGATGACATTATTTGAACACCAGTTTGGCATTTTCTCTCTCCTTACATGATAGCGTTGGCACGAAGCAGATCACCCATGGCCCACTGGGCATCACGGCTGAGCACAACCTTGCCGCTCAGTGTCTTGACCTTGGGTGGCATCTTGCTGGCAGTGGCAGCAGCGTATTGGCGACCACGCTCGTAATTCCACTGAGCACCTGAATACCATTTGTCATATTCATCATCCCAGCCGCGTTCGCGGGATACGTCTGCATAACCTTTGAGGAAGAATTTGTCACGGAACAGTCCACGGATGGTGATCGTGCCTGTTGTCTCGCTGTTGATATCGGTCATGCTTGCCATCTCCTCTGCTTATAATCCAATATAACACAGATGACAGATGGGTCAAGTGTTTTTTTTCTGTTTGTTAGCTATTTCCAATAGGAATTCCAGCAAGATGGGATTGTTTATCAATAGGTTACTGAATGCGATTCCCAGCCGGCGCACATTTCCTTCACCCAGTTCCAGATACATGATGTGATCTATGGCGTGTAGCAGCTCGTGTATGGTGACATCTGCTGCTGCCATGCCTTGGAGATCAGGATCATATTCGATCTGCTGTTGTTTGGTCATGCATACACCGTCCATCTTGCTTCTCAGATGTTCTGCTAATTCGCATATCTGATATTCATAACCCAGGATGTTGACAGTCTTACCCAGTAAGCGTTTCATTCATGATCCCCCCTCTGAGTAATTATCTGATCAGGATCTTGATGTATCCTATGCTATCCATGCTTGCTATCATCAGGAAGGTCACTAACATGCCAAAACTACCGCGGCTGTAAGCACACCAGGCATAGATCAATGTGCCTGAAATCCACAGGGGATACAACAGTTTGAATGGCAAATCTGGAACCGTGACATTGACGATCACTGCACAAGCCATGCTGTCCAGCCAACACAGCACTTCCAGAATGAATCGGAATCGGTTGTCATACCAATCTTCCCTGATCCATTCCCATAAGTCTCTGATGTTCTCTATCATGAATACCTCAATGCGAATGTAGTGTAGGACATCTCATCGAAGAAGTCAAGGTATATCATATCAGAAGGATATACACCAAACCGACGAACACAACCTAATTCAGCCTTCATACGCCAGCTTAGAAATATGCTGATGCCATATTCATCAATTAATTGTTGTCGTAATTTGGCCCATTCTGGTTCAGTCATCTCCACCATGAGGAACCGGAACTTCATGACCACCTCAACAAGAACAATGTGAGATCTTCCTCGCTGTCAAATGCTATCAGCGACTGCCCCAACCATCTGACATTCAATCCCTGCTCGTTGGACTGATCAATAAAGGGTCTCATCTCATTGTACACAGCATTGCGTTCAGGTTCCATGGACTGGGTAAAGCTGGTGGGATTAGGATTGCGACAGCGTATGCCCCGTAACCATAATGGATTGCCTTTTACAATCTCCCAGCGTATGCGACGAGTCATGACCACCTCAATGCAAACAACACAGCATCTGCTTGTTCACGGAACTGGAACCTATAGTAGTCATGATCTCTAGGTCCACACCAGAAAAAACACCAGCGACCGTCACGATTATCCACAGCTTTCCAGGGCGGCCCAAACTGATCCCTGCACCAGGAACCCATTGCAGCCCGCATACCTAGATCACCTGTGACCTCGATCTTGTGCCAGTCGGTAGTAGGACTCATGACCACCTCAGTATGAATCTCACTGCATCCTCTTCTGTGGCAAATACGATGTCATTTTTTTCAATACGGGCATTATAATCTGTTTGCAAAATTTCTCTACTACTTGGTTCACGGCTGTAATCAGTCCAGATGCTAGCAGAAAAATTATTCCACATTGGGGTATAATCTAGAGTTTGGACCCAACGCGAATCATCATTCCACATCACAAAACTGATGCGAACTTCTGTCATACCCACCTCAACAGATATACCGTGGCTGCTTCCTTGGTCAGCACCAACATCATGATCACATCAAAAACTTCCAGATCTGGCCTGTATTCATTGGTCAAGAAGATCTCATATTCCCAGCCCTGATCTTCTATCCAGCTGATTATTGCCAGGTTCTCTACCTTGTTCCATTCCTCACGCAGATCGGTCATGGGTGTATCGTCTTTAGATCCGATACGGAATCGATCTAACTTTATAGCAACATGGCTATCAGGCACAGGTTCAGTCCTGTCCTGTGAGTCAAGGAAATGTTTGAAAGCGTAGGACATTATTCAGGTACCAGACCATCTTTCTTCGATGCTGAAACCTGAATAATATCCGTTGTGCTCATTGTGGTTGACCAATGTGACGAACCCTGAGTCAGTCTGGATCTCCAGGAACTGCACATCATGCTGCATATACTCATCTTCAGCCCCCTGATAATCACCGTCCTTGACTTCGTAGCAGACAAAGCGGCTACCGATCAGGCTCTTGATGTCATCATCAGTGCTCATGTAGCGGGTTTCGCAGCAACACTGACCGTAGTCGCTGAGAGTTAGCCGACCGAAATCAAACTGGAGAGTGACGCTGTCTTCATCCACGATAGCATCACGGATGACCATTCCCTTCAACTTCATCATTGTACCAACTCACGAACATGTTTACAATCTTTACGGAATCCGAAACCTGGGCAACTGCAAGTGGTCTTGCCACCGCTTATGGACACATGGTATGTGGAGCCTTTGCTGCCAGCTATAGTGATCACACGATCAGTGCTCACGGGTTTGGCTTGCACCACATCATCGTCTATGCTCACGATCATGTCAGGATGGATCTCACGCACAGGCCATTTGGGATCACTGGTGGTCAGGCACACAGTGCCAGGTGCGCTCCATTTATATGTTGTGACAGGGTCGCCCTGATATACGAAGAACTCAGGTTGTGAGCCAGCATAAAGATGCCGCTTGGCATATTTTAGATTACGGACTACCACACGCATGGCTATCTCCTCTGCTTATAATTTATATTAGCATGGAATATGTGGCTGTCAACTATTTTTTTCCAGTTGTGGGTATCCCAGGTAACGACGCAGTTCCTTGTCTTGTGGTTCGAACCGTTGACCCAACCAGAAGATACGATAGCTCTCCGAACCGTACTGCCCGATACCATACAGCTGGGTAGCGTCTGTCAAGTCCCACTTGAGGAAGTCTTCACTCATACGGCGTATGGTTTTCTCCCTGCGATTATAGAAGCCCAGGGGACAGATCACCTCTACCACATCTGCAGGACTACTGTCCAGATAAGACACTGCGTCTGGCCAACGGCTGAGGAATTCTGGCAACACGGTCTTGACCGGCTTGCGACCAGTCTGGTTCAGCATTATCACACCCACCATATGCTGCCAGCGGGTGTGTACCTGTTGCTGGACCATGAGGTCATCACGAAGGGGAGTCAGCATTTGGTAATACTCCAGGATCCTTGCCTTCCATGATAGCCCGCTTGATACGCTCACCCTTGAAGTGGTCGACGGTCTTACGTTCAGCTGTGGCGATCTTCTTGCTAAACCCCAGTGCTGAGGTGTATTCTGCATGTCTACGCCAGCCTACGATAAACGATTCACAGGCATCTAGATCACCACTAAACAATGGTATACCACGGCTGTATACAGGCAAGCTAGTGCCGTCATCTTCTGGCACACAGATGAAAAACTGATCCGCCGACCCACCACTGGGATAACGATAACTGAGGGTACTGTAGCTGCTGCCATCTGCTAGTACCATTCCCAGGCTTGCACAAGCCTGATCCAGATCACGCATACGCTGATATGTCTTAAATCCAGTCATTGGTTCTTCTCCACCATCTCTAACTGTGACCAATCTGTGTCCTCAGGCAACAATACAATAGTAACAGTGTCTGAGTTTTTGTCAAGCAGATTCCTCAGTACACTCGCAGCCAAACCTGTGACACCATAGCGACCCTTGGCACAGCGATATACGCTGCCGCTGGCACCATGGAACAGCCAGTAGTCGCCCTCTTCTTCAACAGCGGTGATGCCACTGTTCATCTGCCAGTGATCGCCATCTAAGTAGCCACCCTTCCACTCTGCCAACACCTTGTTGAACCGTTCTCCGTTGTTGACGAAGTTGACTACGATCCAACGGTCTGGTGTGTAATCCATCATCGCATCTTCTCCGCTATGTCTCTATAGCCAGCACTGCTGGGATGGATCCTATCTGGTTGCACATTGCGGATAGGGATTATGCTATCCCCATGCTGAGCTGCTACCTCACGCACCCACTGCTGGATCTGTTCTATTGGTAAGTTCTGTGGAGCGTGTAGGTTGCCGTGCGGCAATACCCAGAACACTCGTTCAGCAGTAACACGCTCGCGGATACGGATCAGTTCTTCTTTAGTTCTCACGCCCTTGTGATCGTTGGAACCCATGCTGATCACCACCGTGCGAGCAGTAAGCGGCATGGGATACATCTTATTGAACTGCCAGCTGTTGATGCCACCCTTGGCCACTATCTCACACTGCCGGGCAAACTGCTGGATGCCCACTGCGATACTGTCACCTGCTATCAGACATTCTAACATAGGTACCCTTTCTTGAACCTGGGCATCTCTTTTGTTTCAGTATAGATGAAGCAGTCTAACAAGGGCACCAGATCTTCGAGTTCGTCAGCAGGGTGTCGAATAACGGTATTGTCGTATTCGGCGTCAGCATCCTCCAACATGAAGTAGAGATACTCATCCTTGCGATCGATCTCCTTACGGAAGATATATTTCAAATCATCGATGTTCATCTGTTAATCCTTGATCAATTTACACATACAAACTATATGATAGCACATCAACGACGATCGTCGACCCTGTCCAACATCAGCACCCCACAAGCAAGGATCAGGCCACCCATGAGGCTGACCAGGAACCCTCCGATCAATGCCTGGTCATTTGTGCTGGCTTCTATGCCTGCAACTGCCATGATGGTGAGCACCAAGCCTGTGGACACCAGGAACATTCCGTTGAACTTTTCCATGGCGTGTGCCTTACTTTTCAGGGTTGAGGAGTTTTACCAATTTGGTACGGGCTTGCATCTTTTGCTGATTCCACACATGCTGTGCCCAGCCCATGGTGGTGTCTCCACCTTCCCAGGCATGCTGTTCACGCAGGGGGCGTACAGTAGCAGGATCGATGCCCAGCTTGGCATATTCAGTTAGCACATGCTGCTTCCACTCAGCGAGGGTGCAATTCTTGTGGGTGTATACGGCATAGGCTTTTTTGTTATACATGGTGCATCTCCATCTGTGTTTATAATTTAATATAACACGGTATCTGACCGTGTCAACAACTTTAAGGACGATATTTGTCATGCCAGAACTTGCTGCTGGTCCGCAGTCTCAGATTGCTCTCGCGGATATATTCCAACAAGGCTTTGGCCAGCGTAGCTTGATCGCTACGCCAGCTAACGTCCTCACTACTAGCTATATTGTCCATGAGATCCTGCACCATATCAATGTATGGGCAGGTGTCTTCAGGGACAACAGGCTTCTTTACAACTGTACGCTGTGCCATGTTTTTTCTAACTTTTCTGCATCCAACTGACAGTTAGCTTCTTGCACCTCATCAGCAAAATTGATGCCGTTGTGCTCACAATAGGCTTTGAGATCTGTGAGCAAGTCAGCCACACGGTCATAGGTAGGATGCTCCACCTGGTAACGAGCTACCATGAGCTCACCACGGCGGACGCTCTTCTCATAATCAGTCATGATATCAGTCATATACGAACCTCGTTTCATAGTTTTTACTGGGAAGATCTTTGGTGTCAGGAAAATGCCGGCTAATGATGTCCCAAGCATGGAACTGAGTAGTATCTTTCTTACCTGCCCACACAGTCTCTTGGATGGTATGCACAGTGACTTTGTTGTAGAAGGTGATCTCGATCGTGCGCTGTTCTTTCTTTTTACCAGAGCTGCTCTGGCGTTTAAGCCATCCGATTTCGCTGCTATTCCAGATCGCTTCCAGCTGTTCTTTGGTCATATCACCATTCCGGTCCTGTAGTTTTACCAGTATACTGGTAGATGTAACTAAAGTCAACACCATAAGCCGGCACTACCATCAATCGTTCTGGCATACCGTTGGCATCAGTTTCGCCCAAGCCACTGTGGATGAAGTATGTGCCTGGAAACTTCTCAGCATCCAGACGCCTCAGCATCTGTACCTGGGTATCACACTTGTTACGCAGGCGTTCGATCTCTGCGATGGCTTTGCCCAGAGCAGGATCCATCAGGAACGAATAAGCGTCTTTGAGATATTCCAGTACATCATCACTCATGTGGTCCATATCTCCGCCAAGTGGTCTCATAGCTGGCTAGGAAGATGTCTGGTTTACAGGCATAAAACTCGCCACGGATTCCCTTGATGATATAGTCGCCAATGGTGGCAATATGCTCCACCTGATGCACAGCACCATCTTCCAGTGTACGGATATGTGCTTCTGAGTCTGTGACAGCACCTAGAGCATCCCCGCAGAATTCACGCAAGCCTTCGATGTTATCTGCTGTGAACTGGACAGCCTGTATCACCACAGGCTTCTTCTGGTAGTTTGCAGGAATAAATTCCACTTTCAGTGGTCCAGTCACAAAGTACTCAGTCTCATCGTTCTCCCAGCCTTCGTTCTCCAGACCTTCTGTACCTTCGTCGTTATAGATTTCCTCGAGACGCTCGATCTCGTCCGAGTCCATGTCATCAGGCCAGGTCCATTCCTGCCAGCAACTGTCATCTTGTTCCTGATCCTGCACATCACCAAAGTCGTACACTTCTGTCTGACCGTTAGGATCATGCTTGCTGATGTCAGGTTTGGTTTGGTAATCCCAATGCCCCCAACGCCATCCCATCTCTAGTTGTGCAGCCAGTTCGCCGTTGGTCCAGGTCTGGATCTCAGTAACCGATTTCTTCTCTTCAGTGCTCAAACGCCACGTCATGTTAGCCTCCTGTTATTTGCCACGGTTGATTGCAGTGACAAACAAAGCTGTGAGCCATGTAGCACTGGCGTAGGTTCCCAAGTCCAACTCGATGTTGGTGTGGAACAACGTGTTTAATGAATAGATGGTCAGCACTGGACCGATCAAAATGAACGCCAGAACCAATGCCAACACCGTAACCCAACCTAATGTACTCATTTCATTCCTCCTGATCCGATTGATTCCATTCCAGATAGCTCAATGCAAAAGAATATAGCATGCTTGAGATCAAAAGTATACTAATATAGATGAACAGTCCCAGCTCACATATGCTAGCCATGATGCCAGCAAACACACCCTGGCATATGCCCATGATCCAATGTTTAGGCATTCTTATGAACCCTCAGGTATAATTGCTTGACCCGTTCCAGCTCTGGATGCTTGTGTATCCACTGTCCTGTATCAGGCTGGAATTGGGTACGAAAGAACTGGTCCATGACAGCATGCCCTGTGGAAACTTGCGGATCGATCTGTAGGGCCAGCTGATCAAAGTCTGCATCTGACATGATGCTGGTGTTGTCAAACTCGTAGGCGTACGCCGCCACAGATAATCTGATCCTGTGGCGACGTTCTATCTCTGAGGGTGTGGCAACGCCCATTATCAAAAGTCTCCTGGGGCCACTTGCAGCACCCGCACACCTGCCTCACGGATGGCATTGACTACCTGATTGCGGTCGTCCAACCATACAAAGGGTTCGCCATGCCATTGACGGATCTGGTCCAGCAGTTCTGTCTTGACAATGCTGTCCTTGCGGTAGTCTTTGGCACGCCGCATGAACACCTTATCGAAAGGGATCTGATTGTCTGTGAGCCACTTTTCTGTGACTTCACGATAAGTGTCCTCACGACCAGTGCAGATGATCACTTCACGACGCAGGCTGAGTTCAGTGACCAGCTGGCGAATATCTTCATGCACAGTGTCCAGAACCATGTTGTCATTCCAAGCAGCCCAGTCCTTGGGACGGCTTTCCACAAAGTGTTTGCGGTGCTGGGTGTTGGCCAAGGTGCCATCCACATCCACCACCACAGGTCTATTAAAATTTGTCATCACATGCTCCAATATGTTTCTGAGGCAAGGCTACAAGAAATAGGGGTGTTAACACTCTCCTGATATTCCTTGCCGGTCATCAGATTGGTCTTGGTTACGCTCTTCTCGATATTATCGTAAAAATAGTTGGTCTCTGCAACTGCATGCTCGCCCACATTGTATCCCATCTTGCCCATGCGGGTCAGGTGCGCTTTTGCTGCACCAGCACTCTTCCAATGCTTGGTGTTACGGCTGCTGACGATACGGGTGGTCTGGGTATTGTAAACAACGTATGACATGTGCATCTCCATCATCAATTTATAACTGAATATAACACAAGTTCAGACCGTGTCAATGGTTTGTTTGACACGGTCTGTGATTATTATCTGCTTTGTTGGATAGCTTCTACCAGGTCCTTGGTATCTTTATGCCCCAGGCCTGTCATTGTTTTGACTTTCATAATCAGTTCCAGTTTACGGAACTTGTATGGGCCGCGGATCATGTCCAGGATGGTGGTACGCATGGCAGGACTTACAACTGTGGTGTGCATGGCTTGCTCCTTTGCATCAATTTATAACTGAATATAACACGGCTTTATCAGGTGTCAAGCGTTAATTTGCCGCACGGTGCATTTATTTCCGGTAACTTCCTCGTAGAACATGACTTCTTCCATCAAGTTACCCACATCAGCATTGCGGCAGATCTCAACACCATTATGATTGTATGCTACCCAGATCATCATGTGCTCCTTTGCATCAGCTTACAACCCAATATAACACAGTATCTGACTGCGTCAACCGTTTTTTTCAGAAAAAAACCATTGACATCTGGCCAGACTCCTATATATTAACCTATATTAACACCTGAAAGAGGTAGCAAAAACTATGAGAATCCGTAATGAATCCACGTCGCTACGACACAAAAAGCATGACCCTGCCCGGCGTCATCTTTATTTTGCCTATGGTAGTAACACCCATCTGGAGCAGATGGGCCAGCGTTGCCCCCAGGCTGTCAATCTGGGCCCAGCTGTATTGCCAGGCTTCCGTCTGACATTCCGCGGACATGCAGATGTGGAACTGGATCGTCGATATGACTGCACTGGCCTGCTGTGGCAAGTGGATGATTATGATCTGGAAAGCCTGGACATGTATGAAGGTTTTCCCAACTATTATCTGCGCCAGCGGGTGTTTGTCTATGATTACCGGGACCAGGAACAGGTAGCCTGGGTATATGTCATGGCTGAACAGGAGTATGAGAGTGCCCCCAGCACTGGGTATTATCAGGTCTGCATGGATGGATACAACCAGAACAGGCTGGAAACTTTGCAGTTGACAGAAGCTGCAGATCGTGTAAATTATAATGACACAACATCACAGGGGTATCAGCAATGGCGAAAAGCCTACTCAGTGTAAAAACCAAGAAGAAAGCCGCTCCTCGTCAGCCCAAATATTCTGACGAGAAGTTCACAGGTGGTGAGTTGACCTTTGACAACTGGGACAAGCTCACAGAAGAGCAACAGCGTTTTGCCCTGTTGCGTGGCTACAATTTCTACAACTATTACTACACCCCTGCAGAAATGCGCAAGTATGTGGTGCAGTTTGGCCAACGCGACCTCAAATGGGGCAAGGCAGAAATTGCTGCCTTTGCTGAGTGTGAAGATAGCCGTGTGGGCATGCCAATTTGCAGCTTTGCCAAGATGATGATCAATGGCTATCCAGATGTAACTCCAGACTTTGTCACAAACAAGCTGGCTGAATTGCTCACATATGGCAATGTGAAACTCACAGAGAAGCAGGCAGCTAAACCTGTACAGGCCAAACGCACCATCCAAGATCACATGCGTGACAAGCAATATGACATCATCGGTGAACTGGAAGCCCAGTATGATGCCTACATGGCTGGCACAGAGCTGCCAGACTTTGTCGCATACTTCCGTGACAGCAAGATGCCTCAGCAGTTCGTCAGCCGCATCATCAGCTACTATGCTGAGATCGAAGCAGAACTCACAGCTAGCCAGGGCAAGGGTGCTGACAGCCAGTTGGCAGAAGCCTACAAGTGGGTTTCTAAAGCTGACCTCAAACGTATGCAGTTGTTCTATAGCAAGCTCACGGACGCTCTGAACACATACGGTGCAGTCAAGGCAGCAGTGCGTAAGGCCCGTGTCAAGAAGCCTGTGAGCAAGGAAAAGCTGGTCAAGAAGGTCAAGTATTGCACTGAGGACACAGAACTGAACCTAGTAAGCATCAACCCAGTTGATGTGATCGGAGCCAAAGAGCTGTGGGTCTATAACAAGAAGACCCGCAAGCTGGGCAAGTATGTGGCAGCAGCAGACTCAGGTACGCTGGGCATCAAAGGCACAGCCATCCTGGGCTATGATGTGAAGACCAGCGTGGCCAAGACTGTGCGTAAGCCTGAGGTGGTGATGAAGAAGTTCATGGCAGCTGGCAAGGTAGCCTTGCGTACCTGGATGGATGAGATGAGCACCACTGGTGTGCAAATGAATGGTCGGCTCAACGCAGATACCATGCTATTAAAGGTGCAGAAATGACTGACAATGACGCAATAAAGGACTACAACAGGGATCGGCAGTTTGCTGATCTCCTACTACAGAACAAGAAACTAGCCACTATGAACGCTGCCCTGCTACACAGCTTGGACATACGGCTCAGAGAGATGACTGTATTAGTAGAACAGATGAAAGCACAAATTCAGGAGACTGGCTATGCCACAGATTGATATCAGTGACGACACTGCTGATGCCCTGTTCCGTGATATTTTGATCACAGACTATCGTGGATTGCGTACACAGATCTATGAACTGCGAGCTCGTGGAGAATTGCCAGACTTTGAACAGGAAGATCTGGAAAATGCAATCCGTTATTATGAAGCTATCAAGATCATGATGGAGTATTACTTGCCTCATCACGAACTGGCAGACATATTGGACCAGGAATGAACCTGCAATCCATGGAATCAGACCTGGGCCGTTGGCACATGCGTGGTACCACTGGAGATCTGAACGAATCCATCCGGTTCAAAGACTGGATGGATCGACTGTATCCGGATTGCGTGTATCGGTGGTGTTTCAATAATGGAATTCCTTACTGGGAGATCCGTGGTGGTGATACCCAAGCACAGGTTGCGATCATAATGGCTTGGCAAGATGAATAAGCATTCATTAGTGTATTGCCACACCATGGCATATAATGAGGATCCATATCTGTGGGCAGCAGAACCACTGTGTGAATGGAAACTGACCGAACATGGCATGTGGTGCCACGAGCATTGCTTGGGTGCCTTGACTTTCCACTGCTCTCCGGATGTGAAAACCATGGGATATAGCATAACTGTCACAGGTGATTTCACAGATGAGGATCTGGTATACATGTATCTGCGTTGGGGTAAACCATGACTATGATCGTGAACAAGCTGGTGATAAAGAAGTTGGATAGCAGGTATAACGGCTGGCCACAGTTCAAATTCTTCGTGGACATCGCCAGGGATACTAAATTCTCCTATACTGTCAGGTTCCAGCGTTATGCTGATCATCTGCTGTTGCGTCGATGGTGCCAAGGGCAATGGGGCCACAGTTGTGAATGGGACATGTATAATATATCTGTACAATATGACATCAACAATCCCCACTGGTGTTGGGATGCCAAGGAGCACAAGAGCCGCATATTCCTAGCTGGAGCAGAAGAGGTATCGTTGCTATGCCTGTCATTTGATGTGGCATAAATATCTTCATGGACCAGATGTTATCAGCCCTTAAGAATGAAGTTTTTGACTACGTGCGATTCAGTCTGGGTGATGGGCTCGTGGATGTGGAATTAGATCCCGAACATTACGAGCAAGCACTCAAACAGGGATTGATCAGATATCGCCAACGTAGTGCCAACAGCGTGGAAGAAAGTTACAGCTTCCTGGAACTGATAGAGAATACCAACACTTATCAGTTGCCCAACGAGGTCATAAGTGTGCGTAACTGTTTCAAACGCAACATTGGTGCCAATTCAGGTACCAGTAGCCAGTACGAGCCATTCGAAGCTGGCTTCGTTAACTTCTATATGATCCAGTCTGGACGTGTGGGTGGTCTCAGCACATACTTTGCGTATAGTAGCTTCCTTAAAGAAGCTGCCAAGATGTTCGGTGGTTATCTCAATTACACATTCAATACAGTGACCAAAGAGCTCACCATCATGCGCCGTCCTCGTGCAGACAAGGAAACCATCCTGCTGTGGACAGAGAACTACAAGCCTGACGTCACATTGCTCAGGGACATCTACAGCAGTCCCTGGATACGTGAATATACCCTGGCTAAATGCATGATGATGTTGGGTGAAGCCCGCAGTAAATTTGCCACATTGCCAGGACCGCAGGGTGGTAGTAGTCTCAATGGTACTGATCTGCTCACCCGTGGTAAAGAAAAGATGGATGCGGTGGAACTGGAAATCACAAATAGCATGACCGGTGAAACGCCCATGTGGTTTGTGATTGGATAATTTGACTTTATTATAAAAACTGTATAAAGTATTTGAATGATTATAGGTATCACAGGTTTGATAGGTTCTGGCAAAGGCTCAGTCGCTGACATCCTCCAGAACAATCACGATTTTGTCAAAGTAAGTTTTGCTGACAGTCTCAAAGACTGTGTGTCAGTGGTATTTGGCTGGGATCGAGCCTTGCTGGAAGGTGATACGCCTCAAAGTCGTGATTGGCGAGAACAGCGTGATCCCTGGTGGGCAGGCAGATTAAACTATGCTGATCTCACACCCAGGTGGGTGCTACAGATGTGGGGCACAGAGGTATGTCGTGAAGGGTTTCACAGGGACATCTGGATCGCCAGCATGGAAAAGAAATTGTCTGATCACAGCAAGAACTATGTGATTCCAGACACCCGATTTCCCAATGAGATAGACATGATCCAGCGCATGGATGGCCAGGTATGGTGTGTGAAACGAGGCAACGAGCCAGTTTGGGTAGGCAGATATCTGCGTACAAAGAAACCACCCAAGGACATCCATCCCAGTGAATGGCAATGGTTAGATAGTGAATTCAACCAGGTAATCCATAATGACAGTGATCTGATCACATTGAAAAGTAAAGTGTCTGCATTGGTATAATATGCTCACATAACCAGGTGAAAGTAGTTATTTCCCATCATTCCGCTAAATATCGGCAACAGCCCAACGAGGAATGAATCAATGGCAACAGGAACATTACTATCACCCGGAGTATCGGTATCAGTCACAGACGAAAGCAACTATGTAAGTGCTGGTCTTGGTACTGTACCCTTAATTGTTATTGCAACAGCTACTAATAAAACCAGTACTGCTGGCGGCATAGCTCCATACACCACTGAAGCCACTGCCAATGCAGTGCAGCTTGTCACTAGCCAACGTGAACTATTAAATTATTATGGTATTCCCACCTTCCCATCAAATGACAGCGGAAACCGTATCTATGGTTCAGAGTTAGCTGAATATGGACTCATGGCAGCACATAGCATGTTGGGATTGACCACTAGTGCATATGTACTCAGAACAAATATAGATCTGACACAACTGGAAGGCAGTGCATATCGTCCCTACGGTTCACCAGCTGATCAGACAGTTTATCAGGACACAGACACCACTGATTATGGTATCTTTGAATGGGATGCTGTACTACAAGAATTTATCAAGATTACTCCCAATCGCATCATTCCCAGCAATGCTGGCACATCACTGTATACTTTCAGTACTCGCCCTCTTCCCAACTATGGCAAGATAGGGGATTATGCAGTAGTAGCCACTGATCAAAAGAACCCAGTCTATCTGAAAGCATTGGATAACAACTGGTATCAGGTGGGTACTGATGCATGGAAAGCTGCTGTTCCCACAGTCAAAGGCAGCAACACTGTCATGGATTCCAGCTTGGTTGCTGGTGACAGCTTCAGGATCAATGGTGTACAGATCACTGTTCCAGCTAGCCCCACAGTCTCAGCTCTTGTGAATCTGATCAATAGCAGTGCAATCGTTGGTGTCACAGTAGCCGTGCGCAACAGCAAGATGTGCTTTTATGTTGATGACATGGCAGAATCAGGGCAAACACTAGATGCATCAGGCAATGTTTTGGCAGATGGCAAGCTGTACTTGGAGAATATCACCGGCAATTTCTTTGCTACTGCTGGTATCACAGTGACCCCTACCACTGGTAGTATGTTCAACAGTCCATTGTTTGTGGCAGAACCACACTATAAAGAACCAGCTTGGAGGACAGGTGAAACTGGAACAGGCGCGAGTGGTTATGCACAGTTAGGCATCGGTAGCCCCACAAACATCCAGAACATCGTATTGCAGACCGAAGGCAGTGGATATTCAGCAGCACCAGCTGTGAGAATAGGCATCACATGGAACAATGGTATAACTGTCAATCTCAATGATGATGTGGCCATCAACGGTTATCATTACAGCGTGATCAGTCCAGGTACTTTGGGTGGCGCAGCACCTAGCCCGCTATCAACAGCACCTCAACCCAACGGTAGTGCAGTATTGATATTTGCAGGTATTGCTGCTACTGCTCAAGCTACATTGACCAACGGTAAAGTCACAATGATCACGGTGACTAACCAGGGCACTGGATATGTCACAATACCACAGTTGGAAATTGATCTTCCCACAGGTGATACCAGACGTCCCACAGGAAGTGTATGGTTGAAGACTACATCAGTAGATGGTGGTGCTAATTTCGACATCAGCATATACAGTTCTAACAGCGGTGCGTTCATTAAACGTAAAGCTCCAGTATACATCAAAGGTGATGCTGAAGCAAACTTCGGACTGGACAAGCTACTGGGTGGCTTGGCTATACCAGCTGGCACATTATATGTCCTGGCTGACTTTGGCCCTGCAGGTGGTGATTATCTCAACTATCGTGTGATGCAACGCCAGGTGGATGGACCTACCAATATAGTTGGTACTGCATTAAATCCTAACTTCACTGTTAATGACACATTTGAAATCAGTGTCACATTGCCTGGTACTCCTGAATATAGTTCAAAATATAACATCAGCATGGTCACTCCTGCTGCAGGTATTACTGGTGCTAGCATGTTTGTAAGCCAGTTGATGTCAGCTAACATTCCTTATATCCAAGCAGAAGTGAATGAAATCGGTCAGATCAGCATCACCCATCAAGCTGGTGGTGTGGTCCGTATGCGTGAAATCAATAACTTGGTAACAGGTGTTCCTGGCAGCGCACTCAGCGACGCTGGTATGACATCCAGTGTGTTGAATATCATGGATAGTGATGAGGTTGTAGGTGAAGTGTTGGGAACCAATTGGGCTCCAGCAGCTCAGTTATTCCAACAGAATACCATGCCAGACATTGCAGCGCCAGATGGCACACTTTGGTATTATGAAAGCCCTCGTGTCATCGACATCATGATCAATGATGGCACAAGATGGAAAGGATATCAGAATGTTCGCAAGGACGTTCGTGGATTTGACCTGTTCTATACTGATCCCAATGGCGTGATCTTCGATGTGGTTGCTCCTACTACACAGACAACTGGTGCACCATTGGTTTACGGTGATATCTGGTGTGACACAACTGACCTGGTAAACTATCCCAACCTCAAGAGATATCAGAATATCTTGGGTGTTGACATATGGGTCCAGATCAATAACACCGACCGCACTGGCAGCAATGGTATAATCTTTGCTGATGCTCGTTGGGACACAACAGGCACAACCGACCCTGCTATCGGTGATTTCCCAGCTGTCCAGAACCTGCGTATCAGTGATTACACAGATTTGGATTGCCCAGATGCCACGATGTATCCAAGAGGTATGTTGTTGTTCAACACACGCCGTAGCAGTGGTAATATCAAGAAATATGTGGCTAGCAAGTTTACCAACGTGAACTATCCCAATAAGCCACTGCCGGTATATCAGTCAACTTGGCAGAGTTATAGCGGTATCAAAGCTGATGGTACACCTCATTTCTACCGTAGCGCACAACGTGACATTGTTGTGAGCCATATGCGAGCTACTGTGGATACAAACGTACAGATCCGTGAAGATTCACGCTTCTTCAACCTGATACTATGCCCTGGTTATCCAGAATTGTCATTCAACCTGGTAGAACTGAATAATGATCGTCGTAATACTGCTTTCATTATCGCTGATACTCCCATGAGACTCAGCAGCAACAGCAGTGACTTGGTCAAGTACCTGGATAATACCAGCAATACAGCACAAGACGATGAAGCAGGATTGACCATTGCTGATCCATATCTGGCTTACTTCTATCCACCAGCAGCATTAACGAATGCTTTGGATGGCAGCATCGGTCAGGTTGTTGTTCCCATGAGCCATGCTATATTGCGTGTGTTCATCCGCAGTGATCAAGCCAGCTATCCTTGGTTTGCTCCAGCTGGTACAGCACGTGGTCTCATCGACAACGTCAGCACCATCGGATATCTGGACGGCAATAGCAACGCATTCACAAGGGTGGGTACGCAGCAGACACTTAGAGACCTGTTGTACACACACAATGTTAATCCTGTGGCCATATTCCCCAACCTGGGAATCTTGAACTATGGCAACAAGACTAGACAGGGTATCAACAAAGCCATGGACCGTATCAATGTGGCACGTCTGGTGAACTACATCAGATACCAATTGGAAATCGTGGTAAAACCGTTGATCTTTGAACCCAATGATACCATTACCCGTTTCCAAGCAAAACATATAGTGGAATCAATGCTCAATACCCTAGTGGTACAGCGTGGTCTCAACGATTATTTGGTTGTATGTGATGAAACAAATAACACACCCACAACCATTGATCGTAATGAACTACACATCGACGTAGCTATCGAGCCCATCAGAGCTGTGGAATTCATCTACATTCCTGTTAAGATCCTCAATACTGGAAGCCTCCAGGGATCTGCTCCAGGTTTAGGTGGAGTGAGCAACACTTCAACATCTCTGAAAGTCTAATATACATAAAATATACAAGAATAAAGCCGCCCTAACAGGCGGCTTTATCATTTTAGGGCTTTTGAATCTATACAAAACGATATAAATACTTGCATAAGGAGATTGCACTATGGCAACAGCTTCATTACTTAATATGACAGTACCAGCAGACAAAGCTAACAACCAGGGCTTATTGATGCCCAAACTAAAATATCGCTTCAGGGTTTATTTCGTAGGATTAGGTAAAGCTAATTTCCAGACCACCGAAATGACCAAACAGGTGATCGACTTCACACGTCCAAATGTGAACTTTAACCCCATCACAATCGATGTATACAACAGCAAAGTGTACCTGACAGGTAAGCCAGAATGGCAGACTGTGACAGTTAACCTGCGTGATGATGCATCCGGACAAGTAAACTCACTGGTGGGCCAACAGTTGCAGAAACAGTTTGATTTTGCACAACAGGCCAGTGCTGTTTCAGGACAGGATTACAAGTTCACTACCAGGTTCCAAGCATTGGATGGCGGCAACGGCGCCAGCAGTTCACAACCTACTGTGCTGGAAGATTGGGAATTGTATGGTTGCTTCATCAGTGAAGCCAATTTTAACAATTTCGAATACAGCAGCAATGATCCTGCTACCATTTCACTGACATTGCGTTATGACAATGCTATCCAAGCAGTTGGTGGTTATGTGGGCACAAATGTAGGCAGGACATTTGGGGTATCTGCTACAAACTAAGGCATAGGTCATGCAAGAAATATTACGTGATTATCAGCATGCCAGCAAGATTTTTGTTGGCAACAAATATGCGCGGTCTCCCAAATACAAGTGGCTGTTTCACGTACATTTCTTCTTTACTAACGAGAAAGATGACATAGATCTACTGGTGAAGAATGTGGAATTACCCAAATTCACACCAGTGATTAAAGACATGAATCAATATAATCACAGGGTCTGGACACAGACACAAGTCAAATATGATCCTGTAACCATCACTTTCCATGATGATAATTCAGATGGTCTGAGAAAACTATGGGCCAAATACTATCAATATTATTTCCGTGATGGCACGTACACAGCTAGTTCAAACCATCTGACTGATGACAGATACACCACCGACCGTAGCCAGAAACAATGGGGTATGGATCAGGGTGTGAACAACTGGTTTTTAGACAAGATAAACATCTATAGTTTCCACGGACCAGACAGCAGCATCATCACATTGTGGCGTCCTGTGATCAGTAATTTCACACATGATCAACATGATAATTTCGATGGTCAAGGTATAATGGACTCCAAGATGACCTTGCATTATACTGCTGTGAACTATAGCACTGGCAATGCCATGGCTACTCCTGGTTTTGGAACCCAGGATCGTTACGATAATTTTCCCAGTCCCAACGATAATGCCACTGTGTCGGAACTTGCCCAAGTCAGCTCGGAAGAGACACCTCTTGTAGATAATGTATTCAAGCCTACTTTAAGCACTGATCCAGTATATAATAATGTAGATCCTTATATGGGTAGCATAGTAGATCCTGCAAATACAATATCAGTAACTACTGATACTGCTCTGAATAATAACTATCAGTATCCCACAGCAGAAACTTATGATACAACAGGCAGCTCATATAACGTCAGTAACGCAACTAACACCTATGCCGATCTAACTAGTGATGGAAAAATCCTATCAACTCTGGGAGACCAAGTGTATCCCACTAACAGTTATCAAGCAGTCTTGCATAACAAAGGCTATACTGTCCAACAGATTGAATCTGCCAGCAATTATCTGGGACAGTACACTCTGGGCCAGTTGGCCGATTATAATCTTGTACAACTATCAGAAATGTATATATCAAAACCCAATAATCTGATGGCATTGCCAGAATTATCAGGACTCAGTCCATCTGTGGCAGCTATAGATCTTTCGGACCCATTATTCAATACACGGATAGCATATAATGGCCTGGATTGGAAGAAACAACTGTTTGCCAAGGGTTATACTAGTGCAGAAATAGCTGTTGCAGCCAAACAGATCGCATTGTTGAATATAAAACCAGGTGCCGACCTGGCATCCATCGCTGAAAGATATATACTGTACAACAGACAGACTGCGATAATTAATCAGTAAATATCCATATGGCAAACATACCAGTCACAACTATAGACCAAGAACAGACATTTTTTAACAGCTACTTTAACAAAAGTATGCAGATAAATCCTGTCCAGTATAATGAGATATTCAATTTCTTTCGTAGCCGGACTGGTAGCCGTAATGCTGCTCTGAGTCTCACGGACATGTTGATAGCACTCACATATAAGAATAATCTGGATCCAAATCGCATGATATTGGAATTCCAGAAGAGCACAGATAGTAGCAATTATAAGAAATTAATGATAAGTTTTTTCAACAGCCAGAAAGGACCCACTAGCAAGTTGGGATTTCGCAGTTCTGTCAGCAGTAACCAGACCATAAGCCGTACTATATTACCATGAAGTATTCACAAGGTATATTCATTCCCACACATCCAGAAAAATATGCTGGTAAAGGGAGCATAAGATATCGTAGCAGTTGGGAATTGACATTCATGCAATTCTGTGATAACAATCCGCATATACTAGCTTGGGCAAGCGAATCCATACAGATACCTTATGTTAATCCGCTGACCCAGAAAAAAACCAAATACATACCTGACTTCTTCATAAAATATCGTGATGCAAATGGCACAGAACAAGTGGAATTGATCGAGATAAAGCCCAGTAAAGAAACCAGTATAGCAGCAGCAGGCAAGCATGTGCGCAGCCAGGTTTTTGCTGTGATCAACCAGGCCAAATGGCAAGCGGCTGACAACTGGTGCAAGAACAACAATATTAAATTCCGTATACTCACAGAACACGACATGTTCAGCAATACTAAGAAGAGATGACACATGACACAGAAATTAGCAGAGCTTTTTGACCTACCTGTCAGCCCAAGTAGAGAAGTCTCAGATGCCATGGAAACTGCACTGAGCATAGAGAGCAGCATGTTGGATATACCTGAAGATAAGACCGACAGGGAACTGGATAAATTAGCCGATCAGGCCGTGGAAAGTTTCGAGAATCTGCAGAGCCTGGGCATGAACACAGAAGCCAGGTTCAGTGCACCAATATTTGATGCCGCAAGCAAGATGTTGGGGCATGCCATCACTGCCAAGCTGGGCAAGGTACAGAAGAAACTCAAGCAGCAAGAATTGCTCATGCGAGCAGAAAGGTTAGCCATGCAGAAGGCTGAAGCACAAGGCAGTAATGGTACAGAAATAGTAGAAGCACAGGTATTTGATCGCAACGAGTTATTAAAAACCTTTGGAAAACGATAAATATCAACAAGGGCACAAGCATGAAGACTTATAAAAAATACCTAAAGGAAAGCGACAAGAAATACGGATTCCGTGCCAAATTGGCTAAGGAACTCACCGAACAGCAGATGGACAGCCTTAAACGGTCCATGGCACGTTGGAACTTGGAAGCTATAAGTGAACCCAAAAGAACACCCATCAGTGAAAAACCCCAGGGTTTTGAACACATACCTGTCACAGAACTTTATATCGTGGATCTGGTAGTAAACTATCCTTGCACACCACATGAGATACAAGCAGCTATACATGAAAGTACAGGTATGCCGTTGCATTGCATCATGGTAATGACTCCCCAACAGGAAGTCTTGGCAGCACCTGTAGTTCCTGAATCTGATGAACCAGTGCTTACATCAGATTATCCCAAAACAAATAGCCCACAATTATTGGCGGATCTGGCCAATGCTCTGAAGATGCCCACAACTGAACATCAGTTTGCAGTAAAACCAGAGAAAGGATCCACTACCAATGATCTGCCACAAAACACTCGTGGACCCCTGGGTATGCACAAACCCAAAATGCCTGCTACCACCACAGGGAGAAGAATATAATGCAGATGATTGATGTACTAAAGAAATTACAAGAGATTTCAGACAGGAGTCCCGAAGCTATCAGAGCCATAGATAGCATCAACAGGATGAACGCAAAAGTTGCTGAGGCTGTGGAAATCAAGACATCAGGTGATGATGCAGTATTAGCACAGATACTCAAGCTGGCCGGTATGGTTGGCGGAGTTAATAGTCCTGATATGGCAGCCGTACAAGCAGACGTTCCTGCGCCTGGCATGGGTGCACCTGCAAGTGGAATACCTGGCTTGCCAGGGTTGCCTGCCATGGCTGCACAAGCAGATCAAGATATGCCTGGTATCGGTGGAATGCCCAGCATGGGAACTGCTGAAATGCCACCAGTGAGCATCAGCTTGCCTGATCAAGGTGCAGCAGATGACATGGATCATATGGACATGGGTGCAATGGCTGCTGCTGAAGGCACAGATGATCGTCCTTATACCAACAGTCCACACGAAATGACCAAAGATATCAGTGCAGCTATACCCAGCGGCAACGATCTTAATAGACCCAAACTAACTAGTCCTAAAGTAGGTGGTGGCGATAATCCACTACAACACGTATCAGTGTCATTTGATTGAGGAGCAGACATGAAATTCGGCGAATATTTGAAAATAGTTGAAAGACAACAGTTTGCACCAGTGACCGGCGACGTGGTAGTTTTCGAGATCAATAACGTCAATGCCATTAGTGCCAGTGTTGTGGAACACACCGACAGTACCATCACAGTGGACCTGGACGAAAAAAGCTGGAAAAAGATGGACGGCATGGGCTTGTTGAGCGAAGGCCAGAGACAGAAGATGGCAGAATTTGTGCTGACATTCGAGCGTGATGGTGAACAGATGCATCGCACGTTCATGCATCAGCCTCCCATGGAATCGGCTGGTATCACACAGGATTTTGTCAGGAATATTGCCAAGAGTAACCCTATGCATGAAACCATGGTGGAACAAGGTTATAAACTGAGGAAAGCAGAAGCCAAGTTGGTGGAAACGGATCAGTTGCCTGAATCTGATGTCACAGTGATTGCCAGGAACCCCACAGCTACAGAAGCCCGTGTCACATTCGAATGCCACTACAGGAAGACCACATCAGCACGTACCCGTATGTTCGTGGAATCTTACGATTGTAGCAGCAAATCCAAGCAGGCCAATTATTGGAGCTTACCAGTAAAGACTGGGAATTAATATGAGAGCGGCTGAATTTATTAGTGAAACAAAAGATGGTGAATTTGATCCTGTATACCAAGCAGCGATCAAGAACGCTATGCATTTTCCAGATCAAAACATGAGCACTGGTTCAGCCTATCTCAACTATCGTTTCGGCATCGCAATGGCTGGTGCTCCTGATTATCCCACTAAAGCAGCTGGAAGCATCAGCGGTGATCCACTGATGAGCACATACACAGACGAAGAATTAGACATGATCAATGCTGCTGCCAAGATGGTGGGAAGCAAGGGTATGAAAAAACTCAGCAATAATCGCAGCACTGAGATAGCAAATACCAATATAAAGAGCCCTGTGTTACAGAACTCGGGCAAACACATCAAACGTAAATCATGAAGCAATATCGTATATCCACTGAAAATTATACCCCAAGTAGTGAAACTGATTGTTCACTAGCACCAGATGATCCCTTATATGACATGGTAGCTGCCCAGTACATGGGTGGACTAAATGCTGCCCAACGTATCAACGAGCGCAAAGCTGAGATAATCAAGGAAACAGCAGCGATAAAAGAACCGCTGCTGCAATATGCTCGTGACACTGGTATCAGACCTGGTACTCCAGCCTGGTATGCACTGATGGGTGGATCACCAGTTAAACGCCGTTAATTGATGTAATCTGCCCAGCTGGGGTGTCTAAGGTCGTAATGCATGCGCTTGCGACGATTGGTCAGCGTCCAATAATCAGGTTTGAACGGTTCACGTATGGGTTTCCTATAATAATTCTGCTTGCGATTATTACAGGGTATGCAGCTTGTAACACAGTTCTCCCAATTGGTCTTACCACCTTTGCTCATGGGATGAACATGATCAATGTTCAGCTCATGGTAATCGAAAGTCTCAGCACAGTACTGGCATTGGAACAGGTCACGAAGGTACAGGTTGCCGCGACTAAAACGCACTCCCTTCTGGAAGGCATGATAGTCTCTGGTAATAGCCAATGCAGGCACCTTCAGGGTGATGCTGGGGCTGTGGACTTCCCAGTCGTCATACCATTCCAAGACTTTGATTTTGTCCATGTAATGAAGTTTAACCGCCTGTTGCCAGGGGATTACACTTAGGGGAAGCCAGCTGAGTGGCTGATAATTGGCATTGAGGATGAGGCAATCAGGCATATAAAGTATTTACTTTCGTAGAAATTACTGTTATATAATAGCGTATTGCGATCATATGTCAAGATAAATATTCTATGCGCTTATGGGAACGACCTCAGATAGCAACTATCCAAATACTATATTACATGCCAGACTACAGGAGTCTACTCCAAGAGTTTGTTTGGCAGACAAATGATCACGTTCCTAATTTCCCTAGAATACACAAGTTCTTATGGTACTGGAAAGACAATATCCAAGCTACTATACACAGCATCCAAATCAGCCACATAGATCTCTATGGTCATACACGCTATATAAACGGTAAAGACTTTAGGATTCTATAATGGCAAAATCACTTGAGGGAGTCCTGATAAAAAAGGCTCACAAACGAATCAGCTATACTGAGCAAGAACTGCTGGAATTTAGCCTGTGTGCTGATTTTGATACTGGTTGCGAATACTTCCTGAAAAACTTCTTTTATATCCAGCATCCCACAGTGGGCAAGATACAATTCCAACCATTCGACTATCAGGAAGAATTGTTGAAAAATTACCATGAAAATCGCTTCAGCATAAACATGCTGGGCCGTCAGATGGGCAAGACCACAGTGGCTGGCGGATATCTGCTATGGTATGCCATGTTTATTCCTGATAGTACCATACTGGTGGCATCAAACAAATACACTGGTGCGCAAGAAATCATGAACCGTGTGCGCTTTGCCTATGAGAGTGTGCCTGATCATATCCGTGCTGGTGCCACAGATTACAACAAGGGCAGCATAACATTCGACAACGGCAGCCGTATCGTGTCAGCTACAACTACTGAGACAACTGGACGTGGTATGAGTATCTCACTGTTGTACTGTGACGAGTTGGCCTTCGTTAGACCCACATGGGCCAAGGAATTCTGGACTTCCATCAGCCCCACGCTCAGCACTGGTGGTAAAGCCATCATCACAAGCACTCCAAACAGCGACGAAGATATGTTTGCTGAGATCTGGAAGGAAGCAAACAAGAAGTTCGATGAGTTTGGTAATACTACTCTGGTAGGTAGGAACGGATTCAGTCCTTACATTGCCACTTGGGATAGGCATCCTGAACGTGATGAGACCTGGGCTGCCCGTGAGAGATCCAGCGTAGGTTCAGACAGGTTTGAACGTGAAAACAACTGTAAGTTTATCATCTACGACGAAACATTGATTGCGCCTAGTAAGTTGATAGATTTAACTGGTATTGACCCTATAGAAAAACAAGGACAGATCAGATGGTACGAGAAGCCACAGCGCGGACACATATACATAGTGACATTGGATCCCAGCCTGGGCACAGGGGGCGATCCTTCAGCCATACAGGTGTTCGATGCTACCACCATGAGCCAAGTGGCAGAGTGGCAACACAATCTCACACCCATCCAACAACAGGTGGGCATATTATCTTCCATATGCAAGCACATCGTAAGCATGACAAATGACCGTGATAATCTGTATTACACCGTGGAGAACAACACCATCGGTGAAGCTGCATTGAATGCCATCTCAGACCTGGGTGAAGAAAACATACCAGGAGATTTCCTGAGCGAGCCTGCCAAGATGGGGTCAAGCAGGAGATATCGCAAAGGATTCAACACAACCAATACCAGTAAACTAGCAGCTTGTGCCAAATTCAAATTGTGGGTTGAAACTGATAAGTTGAAATTGCGTAGCAAATCCCTGATATCAGAATTGAAAACTTTCGTTGCGCATGGCAACAGTTACCAGGCAAAAATAGGTGAAACTGACGATTTAATCAGCGCCACGCTACTGATAGTGCGTGTCATAGTGCATTTGCGTCAATATGACGCTAATTTAAGCGAAAATTTAATGATGGATAGATCCGAAATCATTCCACCAATGCCTTTTGTTGCGGTGTTCTGAATAAATACAAACATGAGTAACACTGACCAAATATCAGCAGATCTGTTTTTCAAATTGCGTAATCGCTTCCCCAAGATACACATGGGAGACGATCAAGGATCTGCCACTGTTGATCCGGAAAAAGCCAGGTTCTTCAATTTCATATATGTGGACAAGGTACATGATCGTGCGTATGGCAATGTCACATGTAGCATAGTGGACGACAAGGCTCTCAAGATATTCTTCGATACCAGCATCACCGACAGGATGTTGCCGGAAGACAAGAGCTACTGGTATGATTTCCTCAAGGAATTGAGAACATTGGCCAAGGGCCACATGTTGAATTTCGACGTCAGAGACATAACCAAAGATACCCTCAGTAAACAGGACCTACAATTCATGACACAACAACAGAACAAGAAGAAAGATCGGATCAAGACCGAAAGCATCATGGAAGGCCGTGTGCTGTGGAACAGGCGAGGAAAGGTCAGCGAGGGCAACCTCAATAATGTGACCATCCATGTGGTACATTCAGAGAAGATGTTGGAAAACACCAACAATCGTCTGTTGAAAGTGGATCGCATCTACTGCGTGAATGAGAACGGTGAGAAATTCCTGTTGCCATTCAAGAGCGTATCAGGTGCCAAGGCCATGGCCAACCATATCAGCCGTGGTGGTAATCCCTACGATACAAACGGTCAAGTGATCAGCCGCGCAGTCAGCGAGATGCGCAACCTGGGCAGGTTTGCCAGTGCCACCAGGACCAAGACATTTGAATCAGAACAAGCCAACGATGTGATCTCAGCAGCACAGCAGATGAAAGAAGGCATCCGTGGGCACTTGGCACGTTTGACAAACAACAGCCGCAGTTTCACAGAAAGCCTGGAAGCACTGAACAACCTGTTGCCTGAATCAGAACAGGACATCACTGAACTCAAAGGCTGGTTTACCACACAGGCTTACAATGAGAACTTGGACAACTACCTGGCATCAGCAGCTGGTGCCTACCAGAGATTGAAAGAAAATGCCCACTTAGCCATCACAGAAACCAATGCAGATGTCAAGAGAAAGATATTAGACCCTAATTTCAGTCTGGTATTGAAGAAAGATCCTGCCATGGACAAACTGATGATCACCAGGAAATACACTGACAGCAAAGCGTTGTTGAGTGCCATCTTGGGTGATATCGCCAACCGTTGCATTGATCCAGCTTGCGATGATGTGGCCAACTTTGCCAGCTTGATGGGAGATCTGGTCAGCAGCGAAGGTGAAGCGTTCGGCACCAGACCAGATGAATCATACAATCATGATAAGAAGCTGGCACTGATGCTGGCACACAAGTATATGAAAGATCTGAAACAAGTGGAAAGCGATCCTGCACAGGCAGAACAACTGCGCAGAGACCCACAAGCTCGTGCCAAGATGCCCGACCGTAAAGACAAGACCCCGGGCGATGAGTTCGAAGAAGCTGTCATGGGCATGGGAGAAGATGCAACTCCTGAAAAATCACATGAGGATGATGATGAAGATTGGCGCGATATCACCGGTAAGAAAGACCCAGAAGGTGCTTATAAAGGCAAGAAAGGCAAGTATCATCCCGAAAGAGATGACACCAAAGGGAAACCAGAACCCTGGAACGAAAGTAAAGAAGTAAACAACAAATCAGAGGAAACTAAAATGAGTAAGAAACAGATTGAAGAAATGCGTAAACTGGCTGGTTTGCCTCTGATGGAAAACTACATCTACGCTACTGAAGAAGATGACGAGCATGAAGAACATGAGACCGGTCATGAAGAACATGAAGAGCATGAAACCGATCATGAAGAACATGAAGAACATGAAGAACATGATGGTGAATATTCAGATGAAGCTGGCATGGCTAAAGATCAACTCACTCATGCTGAACATGCTGCTAAAGAATTGAAAGAACTGCTTCAATCAAATGAAGATCTACCAGAATGGGTACAGGCAAAGATAACCAAGGCAGCTGATTACTTGGATATGGCTTATGACACCATGGACAGCAGGCACGAACAGGGTGATGTTAAAACCAACGAAGCTCTTAAAGGCAAACAAAGAAAACTAGACCGTAATCACAACAACAAGATCGATGCAGAAGATTTCAAGATGATGCACCGTGACAAAACCAACGAAGCAAAAAACAAGAAACCAGATTTCCTTGATGCGGATGATGATGGCGACGAAAAAGAACCCATGTCCAAGGCCCTAAAAGACAAAGAAGATAAGAAAGTCAGTGAAAATATCGCTTGGATGCAGGCTGTAGCTGGTATCCGTACAAAATAATATAGACAACAAGTGAAACTTATAGTAAATTAGCAGCATGCCAAAAACATGCTGCTTTTTTATTTTGACAAATGACAACGCATCATGTATAAATAGATATGTTAAACGGATGGTCCGTTTATCTTGGCATTATAGGCAAACATAAGGAAAATTGGAAATGGCTTCATTGGCAGAGATCCGTGCAAAATTAGCACAACAAGAGAATCGCGCAGGCGGCAACAACAGCGGCGGTCGCGACAACGCAATTTACCCACATTGGAATATCCCAGAAGGTAGCACATCACGTATCAGGTTCTTGCCTGATGGTGATACAAAGAATGACTTCTTTTGGGTAGAACGTGCCATGATCCGCTTGCCATTCGCAGGCGTCAAGGGTCAGGTAGGCAGCAAACCTGTGACTGTGCAGGTTCCTTGCTTGGAGATGTGGAACGAGACTTGTCCCATCTTGACAGAAGTACGCACATGGTTCAAGGACAAGAGCCTGGAAGACATGGGCAAGAAGTATTGGAAGAAACGCAGTTATGTATTCCAAGGTTTTGTGCGTGACAATCCTCTGGTGGACGACAGCACACCAGAAAATCCCATCCGTCGCTTCGTGGTGAGCCCCAGCATCTATCCGCTGGTCATCGCTGCATTGAAAGATCCTGATATCGAAGAATTGCCCACAGACTATGATCGTGGGCTGGATTTTAGCATCACTAAGACCACTAAAGGCCAGTATGCAGACTATGCTACCAGCAAGTGGGCTCGCAAGGAGTCAGCATTGACTGCTGTGGAACGTGCAGCAATCGAGACATATGGCTTGCACAACTTGGCAGAATTCCTGCCCAAGAAGCCAGGTGATGCTGAACTCAAAGTGATCAAGGAAATGTTCGAAGCAAGTGTGGATGGTTCCACATATGATCAGGACCGTTGGGGGCAGTACTTCAAACCAGCTGGCCTTGGTGGAAACCCTGATGCTGACGACACATCTGCAGCATCAGCTCGTGCAGCGGCACCAGTACGTGCCACACCTGTGCCTGCTCCAGTGGTAGATCATACTCCTCCGTTTGCAACGGATGATGATGTTGCCGAGGCAACGACACCAGTTTCCACCGCTGCTCCCAAAGCAGGTGGCAACCAGAGGGCAGAAGATATCCTGGCAATGATCCGGAGCCGTAAAACTGCCTGATTTTACTTGCCAGGCAGATTGACTCTGCCTGGCATTTTCACATATAATAATAGAATAAATCAGAGGCACAACCATGGCAAAACCGTTCGACATAAGCAAATTTAGAAAAGATCTGACTAAAAGCATCGATGGACTCAGCATCGGTTATAACGATCCCACAGATTGGATCAGCACAGGTAACTACACACTTAACTATCGCATCAGTGGCGATTTCTATCGTGGTATCCCACTGGGAAAAGTCACTGTGTTTGCTGGTGAATCAGGCGCAGGCAAGAGCTACATCTGTTCAGGCAACATCGTCAAGAACGCACAAGAGCAGGGCATCTATGTGATCCTGATCGACAGCGAGAACGCACTGGACAAGGATTGGCTCAAGGCACTGGGTGTGGATACCAGTGAAGATAAACTGCTAAAACTGAACATGGCTATGATCGATGATGTGGCCAAGACCATCAGCGAATTCATCAAGAGCTATAAGACACTGGCTATAGAAGATCGTCCCAAGGTATTGTTCGTGATCGATAGCTTGGGCATGTTACTCACTCCCACAGATGTTAACCAGTTTGAAGCAGGTGACATGAAGGGTGACATGGGCCGCAAGCCTAAAGCATTGACCAGTCTTGTGCGCAACACAGTCAACATGATCGGTAGCTTGAACATCGGCATCGTTGCCACTAACCATACCTATGCATCACAGGACATGTTCGACCCCGACGACAAGATCTCAGGTGGGCAAGGCTTCATCTACGCAAGCAGCATCGTTGTTGCCATGCGTAAGCTCAAGCTCAAGGAAGATGAGGATGGCAACAAGGTAAGCGAAGTAAACGGCATCCGTGCTGCTTGTAAGGTCATGAAGACCAGGTATGCCAAACCTTTCGAGAGTGTCCAGGTCAAGATTCCTTACAGCACTGGCATGAGTCCTTATTCAGGACTGATGGAGATGTTTGAGTCACAAGGTGTCCTGGTCAAGGATGGCAACAAACTCAGCTATACCAGTCCTGTTACTGGCGAGATCATCAAAGAATTCCGCAAGGGTTGGACAGATGATAAATTAGACACTGTCATGCAAGAGTTTAGTGCTAAGTATGCTGAATTGGCACGTAACACTGTGGCAGAAAATACAGAGGAACAACAGGATGATTGATACAGAATTATTGGTTCAGTTTTGGACCACAGTCAGGGAATATATTCCAACCAAAGATAGACAAACGGCAGCAGATCATGTTATCAATGAACTAGTGGAACTGGGCATAGATGATCGCGATCTACAGGAATTGGCTGTGGACAAGATCATGGAACATGCCATCAGTGAACACATGGACCTGGAAGAGCCTGACGAAGAACTGGATGAATGAGCACCTGGTATAGCAGAGTAAGCCAAGACCTGAGCCAGATACCAGCTTTCATAAGCTATTATGAAACCGAGCTGGATCTGGCCAGGGGCGATGTACGAGTGGCAGGCAATGTGGAGAAAAACCTCAGCGGCCTGCCCGGCATCACTGAACACAGGTTCAATCAATTGCAAGAGATCGAAGCTGTGCTCAACTTCCTGAACATCCAGCTGAGACAGATCAGGCGCAAACACTTCCAGAAATACCTGGAACATTATGCTCGTGCCCTGACAAGCCGTGATGCTGAGAAGTACGTGGATGGTGAACCCGAAGTGATCGACTTTGAAACCATCATCAATGAAGTGGCACTGGTACGCAACAAATGGTTGGGTATCATGAAAGCCATGGAGAGCAAGAACTTCATGTTGGGCCACATAGTCAGGCTCCGCGCAGCTGGCATGGAAGATATCATATTATAGGACCCACATGAAAAAGACAGTAATGGCACATTTCTACAATGAAGAATATCTGTTGCCCTGGTGGCTACAACACCACAAGCAGCATTTCGATCATGGCATATTGATAGATTATTACAGCACAGATAACAGCCGTGCGATCATCAAAGAGATCTGTCCAGACTGGGAGGTCAGATACAGCCGTAATCCCTATTTTGATTGCATCAACTGTGATGCAGAGATACGCGACATCGAAATACGCACGCCTGGATGGAAGACCACGCTCAACATCACTGAATTCCTCATGGGTGATTACAGCATACTTGATGAACGTCCAGATCATCAATATAGCATCACCAGTTATTGCATGACTGACTGTGGGGCAGATGAACCTTTCCCAGAACTCACATACGATCTGCCATTATACAAGCAGCGTGTGCATGGGTACAACACCTTTGATTATTTCCCAGGCATAGTGGGTAGTCTCAACAACTGGAATGAAATCCATGCTGCCCAGGCCCGTGACTGGCCAGGCAAGTTCAATCGCTGGGGCAGGAGCATCCATAACACCCCCACTGTGAAATATCCTGTGGATGCAGGCCGCCATACATTTTTCGTGAACACCACTGACCTGTTCATATTGTGGTATGGATTTAGTCCTGACACGGATCAGATGTGGAAACGCAAGACACAGATCGGTGACAAGCTGAGCCCACGTGATGTGCAGCAGAACATGGGATTGCATCACAAGTGGCAACTAGATAAGCTCAAAGCTGATATGATGTTACAACGTCCACATTGCGCCAACTTGACTGATATTATCAACAAGTTTACCTGATCAGATATCTGCGCACATGCAACCAGATACGTTATATAAGCTAAAGGTAACAAATGAAAAAAGCACTAATCACTGGTATTGCTGGCCAAGATGGCAGTTATCTAGCTGAACTTTTATTATCCAAAGGATACGAAGTTCACGGATTGATCCGTCGCAGCAGCAATTTTGACCATCCCAATATTGAAACTTTCAAGAACCGTGTGGTATTCCATCACGGTGATCTGGGAGATAGCAATAACATCCGTAACATCATCTATGATGTGTTGCCGGACGAAATCTATAATCTAGCTGCTCAGAGCCATGTCAAGGTCAGTTACGAAACGCCTGAGACAACAAGTGACAGCAATGCACTGGGCGCATTGAGGATATTGGAAGGTATCCGCAGTATCAGAACCACCAAAGATATCAAATATTATCAGGCTAGTACCAGTGAGATGTTCGGCATAGTGCAAGGCTATCCTCAGAATGAGAATACTTCATTCAGACCAGCCAGCCCCTATGCTATTGCCAAATTGTATGCACATTGGATCACTATCAACTATCGTGAAAGTTATGATATATTTGCCTGTAACGGTATCCTGTTCAACCATGAAAGCCCCAGGCGCGGTGAGTTGTTTGTGACTAGGAAGATCACCAAAGCGTTTGCCAATATCGTCACTGGCAGGCAGGTCCACATGGAATTGGGCAATCTGGACAGCCTCAGGGACTGGGGCCATGCTGCTGATTATGTGGAAGCCATGTGGCAGATGTTGCAGCATGACAAACCAGATGACTATGTGATCAGCACAGGTTATCAGACCAGCATTAGGGATTTTTGTGAAAAGACTGCTGAGTACTTTGATATTAAACTGGCCTGGCGCGGCACTGGTTTAGCAGAACAAGGATATGATGCACTGACAGGCAAGACTCTTATCGTGATCAATCCTCATTTTTATCGTCCAGTGGATGTGGTAAATCTTTTGGGTGACAGTACCAAAGCACACACTGAGTTAGGTTGGCGGCCAAAACGTACACTGGATGACCTGGTAAAAGAAATGTGTGCGCATGACCTTGCATTGGTGACCAAATGATCTTAGCCCCTATCAGTGCTGGTGAACTAGTAGATAAATTGACTATCTTGGATATCAAACGCACAGAATATACAGATGCTGCCAAATTGGCACATGTGAATCATGAGTATGAACTATTACATGATCTCATGATCGAACACTGTAACGATGTTGACATCGACAATGAGATAGCAGAGATACGCGAAGTCAATAAGATCATCTGGGATCATGAAGATGCAGTACGTGACCCTGCCAATGCAGACAGGTTAGCGCAGCTGGCTAAGACTATCTTTACCAGTAACACTCGCCGTGCTGCTATCAAGAAAGCCATCAATCAGAAATGCAACAGTGCAATTTTTGAAACAAAAAGTTATATGTCGGGAGACTAATCAATGAAAAAGATATTAGAATTGGGCGAACACTATGTCAGTGACTTTGTCAAGCCGGGCGAGCTGACCGGACGAGAAGCCAAACCCTGGAGCCTGGACCTGTACCTGGATGAAACCATCGGTGCGGTGCGATTGGACGGTGTGGCTCCACTGGACACCATGTATGGGCAGTATTGGTATCGTTCAGGCATCAATACCAGCATGACCAAACAGCTGGGCGACATCGTCAGCGAGATCAGCAGCCGTGTTGTCACCAAGACTGGTGATATCTGGTTGGATATTGCCTGCAATGATGGTACATTATTGCGTCAGGTACCTGACTATATGACCAAAGTGGGTATCGATCCTGCTGATGACAGCTATGTCACTGAGAGCAGCAAACATGGCACCATCGTGCAGGACTTCTTCACAGCTGATGCCTGGCAGCGTACTGGTTACGGTGATAATAAAGCCAAAGTGATCACATGCATCGCCATGTTCTATGATCTTAACGATCCCAGGCCATTCATCCGTGATGCACACAGCATCCTGGCTGATGATGGTGTGTTTGTATTACAGATGAGTTATACTCCACTCATGCTCAAGCAACTGGCATTTGACAACATCTGCCATGAGCATGTGTACTATTATGACCTCAACAGCATCAAGAAGCTGTTCGAACAGGAAGGGTTCGTGTTGCGTGATTGCAGCCTCAACGACACCAATGGCGGCAGTTTCCGGGTATACTTCCAGAAAGCAGATAGCGATGTCCGCACATTTGCCACACAGCAGGTACGTGATGTGTGTGACTTCCGCATTGCCAGCACGTTACAATATGAGACATTGCACTGGAACATCACTGACCAGTACCTGTGGACCAGATTTGGAGAGAACATCCAGAAGCTGAAAACACAAGTGATGGAATTCCTACAACAAGCCAAGGCTGAAGGCAAGACCGTGTACGGTTATGGAGCCAGCACCAAGGGCAACACACTGTTGCAGTTGTTTGGCATCACTCCGGATCTGATGACAGCCATCGCTGAGCGCAGTCCCTACAAGTTTGGTTTACAGACTGTGGGCACACAGATTCCCATTGTTAGCGAGGAAGAGATGCGAGCAGCTAAACCAGATTACCTGTTGGTATTGCCCTGGCATTTTATCGATGAGTTTGTCAAACGTGAGCAGGACTTTATTGCCGGCGGTGGTAAATTAGTAGTGCCTTGCCCAACATTCCAGGTGATTGGATGATAACAGATATTTGCTTCTTCAATCACTGGCATTACGGTGATCTATTTACTACTCGTGGACTGGTAAAAGACATCAGCCAACAGCTTCCTGACATCACAGTGGGCTATGCCCACCGTTTGAATCCTATAGTTGTATCAGACTTCACCAACAACTATGAATCTGAAACTAGGGCACAGGTGCTGAACGGTTTTGACATGATGGTACCTATGGTACAGAATGACAATCTGGTATTGATCAATACCTGGGTGGGAAATTATCAGGCCAATCATTTTGCAGACAACAAGCATCCCAGTTATCTGCAACATTATGATATATTTGCAGAGATCTATCAGAAAGCCAACAGTAACTTTGGTTGGAACCTGCAGATGAACGCTGATAAATGGCATTATGTTCCCGAGATAGATTATACTAAATTGGATCTTACAGCAGCTGACGAGTTCCTAGCTGCTAAATCTGGTAAGTTGTATCTGTTCAGCAATGGTCAGGTGCAGAGCCAACAGAGCAGCTTGCAACACATCAATCCGGTAATCGATGCATTGGCTGACCAGTATCCTGAAGATACATTTTTAGCTACTGAAGTTTATGTGACATCACGACCCAATGTGGTGTTTACCAAGGACATCTTCGATGCCAGCAATGATCTCAGAGAGATCAGTTACCTTAGCAGCCACGCTGATCTTATCGTAGGCAGAAACAGCGGTCCTTTCACTTATGCCAATACCAAAAGTAATCTGCAAGATGCTGGTAAAGTGTTCATGTGTTATAGCCATGATGCCAGAGATGTTCTGCCATATGGCATGGACATCGCGGCAGATTTCAGATTTAGTGATGTCACTGACAGTGCCCAGGCTTTGACCCAGATCATTCAAGCCATCACAGACATCAAACAAGATCAAATTTTGTCTGGTTTTAGAATTATAGAATAAGGAAAAATATATGTCAACAGATTTACCAGGAACTTTAATCAACAACAACGGTTTTAATTTTTTTGTTCCTCCGTATGGAGCAGACCCTGTACTGGATTGTATAAGATCCGGTGCAGTATTTGAACCGGAAGTCATACTTACATGTCAGCAGTACATAACACCAGGATCTGAAGTAGTAGACCTAGGGTGCAATTATGGACAGATGACCTTGCATTTTTCCAGAATGACAGGCCCTAGTGGTGTAGTACACAGTGTGGAAGCCAGTGACTTTGTTTTCAGCTATTTGGAAAAAACAGTGCAAAACAATCCAGAATTAAACAACATAAGATTATATCACGCTGCTGCGTGGAATGAACTGGGGCATGAACTTAAAATGAATATTGCTACAGGCCAAGGTGATAACTATCACAGCGGTGCTGGTATTAGATACGTAGAAGATGAAATATATAATCACATGACTTATCATGTTATTCCCTCGCTTACTGTTGATAGCATGCAATTTCAAAACAGAGTCAGCTTAATCAAAGTCGATATACAGGGCAGCGATCTTTATGCATTGCAAGGAGCCAAAAATACCATCTTAGCTCATAAACCTGTGCTGGTTTTTGAATATGAGCATGTTTGTGACAGGGTATTTGATGTAACTTGGGAAGATTACCAAACATTTTTAAGAGAAATAAATTACAATATTGCATATAGCGTTAACAATAACAATCATGATTTTGTTTGTACTCCGGGAATCTAATCAAGGTATGATAGATTTAGCTAGCATGTACAATCAGAATTATGAGCAACAGACAGGCGCAGATATCAAACAAGATCAAATTTTGTCTGGTTTTAGAATTATAGAATAAGGAAAAATATATGTCAAATTTTGGTCAAGTTGAAGAAATCAAGATCGATATAGCACATGCCAGCCTGGTGGAAAGCCTGGTCAAAGCCAACAAACCTGAAAAGATCCTGGAACTGGGCATAGGTGGTGGGCGGAGCCTTGACAGTATATTAGCTGGCCTGGAATATAATCGCAAACCCTATGACTATACGCTGGTGGATAACTGGGCAGACTGGGGCGGTGAAATGCCACCAGAGGTCACAGAAAGATATGCTAGCCGTGTACAGTTTTTAACTAGCGATGAGCGGGATTTCGTGTTCAGTTGTCAGGACAGTTTCGATTTCATCATGAGCGATGCTGATCACTACCATACTGATCAATGGTTCGAGTATGTGTATGATAACTTATTAAATGACAATGGCATATTGATCTATCATGATGTAAACATGCAGCAGCATTGGCCAGGTGGTATATTCTATAATCTAAGAAACATCTATACCACAGTCAAGAATCGTAAGTTGAGCCATCAACTGTTCAACAAGAGTTCATTCCCTGGTGAACAGTGTGAACGTGGTCTGCTTGTGATCTTCAAGAACCAGTAAGGACAGATTGATGATAGTAATAACCAGTTTGCACAATGGCTCCTATACCACACTGGCAGACATCACTTGGGCAAACAAAGTAAAATATGCTGTCAAACACGGATACAACCATCTGGCCAAGACAGAAGATTTCCATGGCTATACTCCTGGTTTTGAAAAGATACAGTTGATACTGGACATCTTTGAAAACTTCAGTGACACTGAATGGGTGGTATGGACTGGCACTGACAGCATCATAACCAATCATCAGATCCGTGTGCAGGATCGCATCTGTGACACACATGACGTCATCATGGCAGGTGATTTCAATTATGCCATCAACGCTGATGTCATACTGGCCAGGAATACGCCAGCAGCCAAGAGGTATTTCCAGACCATCATGGATCGTTATGCAGATTATAAGGACCATCAATTCCAGGAGCAACAGTGCATGTTGGATATACATGATAGCTTTACTGATGTGGTCAAATTGGTTCCCCAACGTGAGATAAACAGTTATCAGTATGACATCTATACTCATGGCCCCTGGTATAATCAGACATATACCGACGTAGCTGGCAATGATGGTGATTGGCAAACTGGTGATTGGATCATCCATTGGCCAGGCACTGATCTCAACACACGCATGCAACTGGCTCAGAAATATACCCAGCTGGTCAAAGAAGATTAACACATGAAGATATTAATCACTGGCAGTAACGGATTCATCGGCAAGCATTTTCTCAAATTCTATGATGATCATGAGTGCTTGGCACATATAAGACATGATGACCTGGCCAACATGCTACAACATTTTGCACCTGAACGGATAATCAACTGTGCAGGCCAGATCTATGATCACACAGACATGTGGATGCCCAATGTGGAATATACCCGCATCTGCCTGGAATATGTCATGGAAAAAGATATCAGCATGTTACAGATAGGCAGCAGTGCTGAGTATGGCATCATGGACCGAGCCAGCGCAGAAACTGATCGCATCAATCCAGTCAACATGTACCAGGCTACCAAAGGCATGAGCACACTACTGTGCCAGGGGTATGCCAGGCAATATGGACTGGATGTCAAGATAGCCAGGCCCTATAGCGTTTATGGGCCAGGAGAAAAGCCACACAGGCTATTTCCCAGGCTGTACAATGCCTACATGCACCAACAACCGATGACATTATATCAGGGCTATCACGATTTCATCTACATCGATGATTTCATACGTGGCTGTGACCAGGTCATCAATAGCAATATTGATCGCTTTGGTGACATCGTCAATCTGGGTAGCGGGCAACAGTACAGTAATTTTGAGATATCAGAACTGTTTGCTGAGATCACTGGCAACACTGCACCCATAACACTGCACACTGAACTCAATAAGAAATTTGAGAGTGAAGTGTGGGTATGTGATACTGATTATGCCAGATCTGATTATGGATTCAGCATACAACATGGCATACATAGTGGAATAACAAAATTTTGTAATATAGGACTAGACCATGCATGATATTATACGTAGGATAATCGACATCACTTATGAGGAGAAGCTGAGCCATCTCAGCAGTTGCCTCAGTGCCTGGCCCATCATACATGAGATTTACGATCGCAAAGCTGACGATGAAGTCTTCATCCTGAGCAATGGGCATGCTGGCCTGGCTCTTTATTGTGAACTGGAATATCGTTATGGCACAGATCCAGTGATGCTGCTGCACAAACATGGCATCCATCCAGGCAAGGACCTGGAGAATCGATTGTATTGCAGCACCGGCAGCCTGGGATCAGGATTGCCCATCGCAGTAGGGCATGCCCTGGCCGATCGTAACCGTGACGTCTATTGCATGATCAGCGATGGGGAAGCAGCAGAGGGCAGCATCTGGGAATCACTGAGATTCATCCATGATCAGAAACTGACCAACCTGCATGTGTATGTGAACATCAATGGCATGACCGCTTATGATTATATCGATAACGAATATCTGATCAACAGGCTCAGAGCTTTCCTGCCAGACATCAATATCAGGGTCAGCGAACCTCCAGAGTGGGATTTCGCCAAAGGATTATTGACACACTACTATGTGCTGAAACCAGAGGATTATCAGAAACTATGAGAAAAGAATGTATTGATCTGTTAGCTGATGAGATGTCACGCCATGCTGATGTCATAGTGCTGACGGCTGATCTGGGCTACGGCATATTGGATCAGATCCGTGACAGATATGCTGATCGTTTCTACAATGTGGGAGCAGCTGAACAGTTACTGATCGGTGCTGGTGTTGGTTTGGCCGAATCTGGCAAGATACCAGTATGTTACAGCATGAGCAGTTTCATCCTGTATCGTCCCTATGAGTTCCTGCGTAACTATGTCAATGCTGAAAACATTCCAGTCAAACTGATAGGTAGTGGCAGGGATAAGGACTACAGCCACGATGGACTGAGCCATTGGGCGCATGATGATGAAGCTGTGTTAAGCAACATGCCCAACATCAAGATCTACAAGCCCTGGTCGCTGAGTGAATTGGCTGAAGTTTTTCCTGAGTTCCTATTAAGCAAGCAACCAGCCTATCTGAATCTGACGAGAAAGATATGAAAAAGATCGTTTATGTCACCGGATGCCTGGGGTTCATAGGCATACACATCACGCAGCGATGCTTGGACCAGGGCTGGTATGTCATGGGCATAGATCGCTGCAATTATGCCAGCAATCTGAAATTCCTGGAGATCTTCAACAAGTATGATAATTTCCAATTCCAACACAAAGACATAAACGATCTGGATCATCTGTATGACTGTGATTACATAATCAATACTGCGGCTGAGACCCATGTTGACAACAGCATCAGTGGCAGTGATGTTTTCGTCCACAGCAACATCAATGGTGTGCATCATCTGTTGGAACTGATCAAGATAGCCAAGGAACGCAAGCCAGTGCTGTTGCATTTCAGCACAGATGAGGTATACGGTGATACTGATGCAGGCAGCTTCACCGAAGAATGCCTGCTGAAACCCAGTAATCCCTATTCGGCTACCAAAGCTGCGGCAGACCAATTGATATTGGCCTGGAGTCGCACCTATGATATTCCCTATGTGATCGTCAGGCCCAGCAACAACTATGGCATAGGGCAGTATGTGGAAAAGCTAATACCCAGAGCTATCAAGTGTATCGAAGTGGGTCGTAAGATACCGCTACACATGCAGGGAACGCCCAGGCGCACCTGGTTACATGTGGAAGACACTGCTTCAGCCATCATACACATCATCAAGTCAGGTTCACGCAATGAGATCTATAACATTGCTGGCAGTTATGAATGTGAGAACCGAGAGGTGGTATCACAGATCCTGGAATTGGTGTTCCACAAACAAGTGGATCTGACAGATTACTGTGACTTTGGTATCCAGAGACAGGGGGTGGATGTGAGATATAGCATAGATGACACTAAATTAAAGCTATTGGGTTGGAAACCTGAAAAACAGTTTGCTGAAGAGTTGCCAACTATCGTTGCTTATTACCAGAAGAACTTTGTTTGGTAGCATTTTTCAGCTAAATAGAACCAGTAGATTCGACAAGTCGAGTAACTCAACTACTTTATTGACTATATGGTTTAGTCATAGTATATTGCTTAGGTAGCAATATCTTAAAACAAGAGGAAGAAAAAATGAAAAAGTATATCGCAGCAGCCCTTCTAGTGCTGTCAGCATCAGTTGCATCAGCAGCTAATCTGCCAGAGAAGAAGGCTACCCCAGCCGCTCCAGCAGCCGTAACCGCTCCTGCCAGTTGGTATGTGGGTGTTAATGCTGGTGGTGCAGTTAAATTGGATCGTTCAGTAACCGATAGCCCTGCCAATGCTGGCGGCGTGGTTGGATACAAGTGGAATCCAATGTTCGCAACTGAAATCACAGTCGATGAACAATTCAAGAAAGCTGGCCAGAAGGCACAGACTCGTGTTCTAGCTAACGGCGTTGTTAGCCCAATTGGTTCAGTATTTGGTTTCACTCCATATGCACTAGCCGGTGTCGGCGTACAAAACCACGATTTCCGTGATGGCGTTCGTGACAACAACAAGACTATCTATAATGTTGGCGGTGGCGTAAAGTATGCTATTGCTAAGAACTGGGAAGCAGATGCCCGTTACCGTTATATTAATATTTGGAGCGATGGCACCAAGATCAAGGATAACAACATCATGACCCTGGGACTTAACTACAAGTTCTGATCAGGACCCACCTCCTGACAGAGAAGCAGTGGTGTAACAACCACTGCTTTTTTCTTGACCAGATTTTCTAATGTTATATACTGTAAGATATTTTTTTGTGAGCACCAGATGAAGATAGCATTGTGCCTCAGTGGCATTCCCAGATGTTACGATTATCATATAGATACAATCCGAGACTTATTCTCACCACATGAGGTAGATATCTTCTGCCATTTCTGGAACGATGAAATGGATACCGCAGATTATAGCCAGATAGCAGATGCCATCAGACCACGTGGCATCATGTTTGAACCCAGCCACACACAATTATTCCATGAATGGTATCTGAGTACCGTACATCTGGCCGTGATAGGGCGTACCCACGAGCGTACCTTTCCCATGTGGTACAGCGTACACCAGGCCAACAGGCTCAAGTCAGAATACGAAAAGACACATGATTTCCGTTATGATGTGGTCTGCAAAGCCAGGACTGATCTGTGGTTCCCACACACTTGGACCGATGCATTGGCTCTGATCGAACCTGATACCATAGTGCTACCACATGATCGCCATTATGGTGGATATACAGACGTGGTAGCCATGGGAGATAGCCACAGCATGGATCACTATAGTGATCTGTGGAACTGGTTTCCCAGGTTCCTGTCTGACCAACGCAGTTTTGGTTATGAGACTACCTTGCAATACTATCTGGATGAATATAAACAACTGACGGTCAAGCTGGCCCATCTGGATTATCGCATAGTCCGGCCCAGCATGAAACATGCTGCTTATCATGAGATACCACATAATGCTTACCCCAGCGAACCTGGCATAAAAACATAAAGGAACTGACATGGAAGAACAACTAGATGACATCTGTGACGCATTGGAAGAGATGATGGACGCTGCTGACGATGCTTGGGAAGCTGAACAACGTGGCAGTATCAATCGTCGTGACAACATCAAGGAAAGCAGATATATTCCTGCTAAAGAACAATTTCGCAATGCATTAGACAGATATATTGACAACCGTATCAAAGAATACCATAATAAGAAAAATGCTTATTACGATAACATGACCACAGGAGAAATAGACTTATGAAATTTGTCACAGTGATGGACATGTGGCTATTGATCATCAACATCGGGTTGTTGGGATTCATCATCTACTCTGGTCGTAAGTTGCTCAAGACCATGACCAGGTTGATGAATGTGGGCGAACAGAAAGAAAACAATGCTGAACGCCAACGCTGCATCAAGTTGATAGGATTAGAACTGGATCACTATAAAGTGATCAGTGGCATGCACTCAGATGCAGAAGCTGATCAAATCGTTCATACGCTGGAATATCTACTAGAACAGGTCAAGAAAGGCAAATGATGAATAAGATTAAAGTTTTCTGGCATACCACTGAATTGGCAGATTGGAATAATGTCATGGACAATCAGTGGAAATTGATCAAAGAATCAGGATTATACGAAGCTGCTGATGAGATCTTCATCTGTGGTAATGGACAACGCCACACCTTCATGGACTGGATGACCAGCAAACCTGAAAACAAATTAAGCCTGGCCCATCTGTCTCCCGACAGTGCATTCTACGAATATCCCACATTGAATTTCTTGCATCAACAGTGCAAGGAATCTGCAGAGCCCATGCATGTGTTGTACATCCATCTCAAAGGCGTTACCAGGCCAGGAGATGCAAACATCGCAGATTGGAGAGATTTCCTTAATTACAGCGTGATCGAGCGTTGGAGAGACTGTGTTGCTGCATTGGCAGACCATGATGTTGCAGGACCCAACTGGGAAACTGATCCCTGGCCGCATTTTTCAGGTAACTTCTGGTGGGCCAATAGCGATTACGTCAAACAACTAGTAGCCCTAGCCCATCCTGTGGATTGCATGACGCAGAATGCCACGCAGTTCAAAGCACACATCCAAGGTGGTCCTCCCTATTGGAGATTCGATCATGAGGCTTGGATCGGCAGCAAGATGCCTAATGCTTCAGAGATCGCCAAGAGTTTTGCCACTGGCGCTGAACATTATAATAACAGATATCCAGCTGAAAATTACCGTTGACAAAAGACAATCCTACGTTATAGTGAATATATAACAACGTAGGAGTTTGTATGCAAAAGCAACTGGAAACTGACCAGCAGGTCATGGATCGCATCGCAGAGCGTTTCGACATCCTGGAAGATATGGCACTGGCAGTCAAAGAGGGCGATGTACGCAGCATGATCGTGGTGGGTCCACCTGGTGTGGGCAAGAGCTACGGGGTGCAGAGTAAACTGGAACAGGTCAGCCTGTTCGACCAAGTGGCTGGAGAACAGAAATACCAGGTGGTCAAGGGTGCAATGACCGCACTGGGCTTGTATCTCAAGTTGTATGAGTACAGCACACCAGGTAGCGTGTTGGTGTTCGACGACTGTGACAGTGTGCTCATGGACGAGCTCAGCCTCAACATCCTGAAAGCAGCATTGGACTCGGGTAAGAAGCGTATGATCCACTGGAACACTGACAGCCGTTTGTTGCGTACTGAAGGTGTGCCCAACAGTTTCGAATTCAAGGGCGGTGTGATCTTCATCACCAATCTCAAGTTCGAGAATATCCGCAGCAAGAAGCTACAGGACCACCTGTCAGCATTACAGAGCCGTTGCCATTATATCGATCTGACCTTGGACACTGAACGTGATAAATATCTGCGTATCAAGCAGATTGCAAACACTGGCAAGCTGTTCCAGGATTATGATCTAGAACTGTCAGAACAGGAAGAGATCTTGGAATTCATGTTGGACAATGCTAAAAGTTTGAGAGAGATGAGCCTGCGCACTGCTCTCAAATTGGCTGACTTGCGTAAAAGCCAGCCTAACCGTTGGAAGCGTGTGGCAGAAATAACAGTTATGAAGTGAGATAGACATGAAGCAATTTGAACTGAAGGGTATCATAACCACTAAAGGGCAACCCACCCTTCAGTTCACTGTGATAGTCAATGCCAACGATCAGACCAGCGCACGTAGGCTGGTCATGATGCAATACAGCCCCCAGGGGCAAGTGACCATCAATAATCTCAAGGAAAAGAAAGGCAACTAACATGGATCTGTTCACAGCAAGCGTGATGTTTGTACTGTTTATGGTCGCAATCTTTGTCAATTACCGTTTGGGCTTTCGTGTAGGTGTGGGAAGCGGCCATGAGTATGGTGTGTATGAGACCGTG